AAGAGTGCACCGAGGACAAGACTTTTGAATTCTATCATCTCGGCGCTCGGAAGCATGGATTCTTTATTGCAAAGCATGCTCCATGGAGATTGATCGCAGATATATCTTCAATCCCAATGCAAAATTATATGTCTCCAACAGCAGAGTTTCTTGATGAAAATGGAAACCCAGTGAATCCAAAGACTTATGGTCTGTATTTTGCCCCTGGCACAGCAACGAATTTGTTTTCTAAAAGGAATCCCGACGTCGACGGTTCCGAGCTAGCACCATATTATCTGAAGAGCTACTTGAATGATATCGACGAGATGAAAATTAATATTGCTAAAATGTGGAATCAATTTGTAGAGGACAACCCATATCAAATCGAAACGGTTCAATGCTCCTCTCCCGGCAGAGACTCTGATTTTAAAACCAACGGCGCAAAAAAGTTTAATAGATACAAGAAAGTTTTCGAAAAAAGAAAACCTTTGCCTGAAGATTCAAAATTAGTGTTGAACTATTTTAACCAATCTGATATAATGACGGATAGGTTCTTTGTTGTAGCCTATAAGAATGTGCTCAAGTATGAAAATAATATTGCAATGTCAGAAACAAAAAATAAAAGACTTGACAAAACGATTTTAAAATATTATGATAGTACTGGTAGAAGTAAAACTGTAGACTTTATTAATGATTATTTCAAGAAAATAAAAGGAACAGTAACCAATCCTTCTTATTGCCAGTCTTTTACATTCTGTAAAGAGGAAGAACAAAAGCAAAGACAAGTACCATCTAATGTTACAATCATTCAAGACACAACTATCCCAACTGTTGGCGGAACTCCATCCGGAGGTTCTGGTGCAGGCAGTAGCGGTTACTAATATTCATCTAGACATTGTATTTTCAAGCACTTGATATAAAGAACGAGTGCGTCGGTGTTTATATCGACGGACAATTACAGTATTCAAACATACCAGAGAACCTAACGAAAACCTGGGGTTACGCTAATTTTCTGGAGGACAAGGATATTGAGTATGCATCTTTGTATTGTCTTGGAAAGGGCTTGACGGAGGTGTGTCCCCCCTCCCTTGAAGACGAGTGGCTAGAAGCGTTTGATAGGTTGAAATCATTTTATAGAGCATTAACAGAAGCAAAGGTAGATTTAAATGAAAACTGTTTTTACGATCTTGTCCCGGAAAATTTTCTACGAGACTATTGTGAGATTAAGACTAAAATTACTAAACACGTTCTTGAGAATTATGAGCGCCCTTCAAATTACAGCTTTCTTTTGGCTGTTGAGAAAATTCTTTCAGAGATTAGGGCTCGCAAGCTAAAGGTCAACTTTGACAATATCAAGAGCAAGTTGTATCAGTTTAAGACCAGAAACTGGAAAGAGAAGCTTTCTAGGTCAAACCCTTATATTGACTATAATCTGTTTGGCACCAAGACCGGTCGACTAACCACAAAGAAGAATAGCTTTCCCATCCTGACAATGGCGAAAGAATACAGAAAGGTTATAGAACCAACCAATGATTGGTTCCTAGAGTTAGACTTCAACTCAGCAGAGCTTAGAACGTTGCTTGCTTTGAGTGAGAAAGAACAACCAGAACAAGATATTCATGAATGGAACATGGAGAATCTTTTTAAAGGTACAACCAGGGAGGAGGCAAAGAAGAGCATCTTCGCTTGGCTCTACAATCCAGAGGCAAGATCAGTTGCCAACCAGCATTACGACAGGGACTTTGTGAAGGATAAGTACTGGGACGGTAATAAGATTAAGACAGTGTTTGGAAGAGAGATAGAGGCAGACGACCACCATGCGGTGAACTATATAATTCAGAGTACAACCAGTGATTTATTTTTAAAGAGAGTGGTAGAGATTAATAAACTTTTGAAAAATACTAAATCGAATATTGCATTCTGTATTCACGACAGCTTGGTGATAGATTTACATCACGAAGATAGATATATTATACCAGAAATTAAAAGAGTTTTTGGTGATACAGACCTAGGTAAATTTAAGGTTAATCTATCTGCTGGAAAAAACTATGGAGAACTTAAGGAGTTGAAAATATGAAAGTATATAATAAATTAATCAGAGATACTGTGGAAGAGTAGCATGGACACTATCGTCGGATTAGGACAGGCTGGCTGTAATATTACCGATCAGTTTGCACAGCACGATCAGTATAAAACTTACAAGATTGATGTTGGCTTGAAGGGGTTGAAAAAGAATGGCATATTTGACATGCCACGACAAAGCACACCCGAAAGATATGAATCAGAGTGTCCCAATATGAAGAACTTTTTTAAAGGGTGCACCGGGGAAATTCTTTTTGTTCTCGGCGGTAGTGGTGACATATCTGGCGCAGCTTTGAAGATATTAGAAAATATCAAACATTGTGAAGTTAGCGTACTATATATCCGACCAGACGTCCAGTTATTACCAGAAACAAAGAAGAGGCAGGAGTGGCTTGTATTCAACGTACTACAAGAATACGCCCGTTCTGCTGCGATTAAAAGACTGTGGCTTGTTGACAATACGAGTGTAGAAAAGATTATGGGCGACCTACCAGTGGTCGGGTACTTTGATCGCCTTAATGAGATGATAGTTTCGACCTTTCATATGATTAATGTCTACAATCACATTGACTCGGTGGTCAACACTTTTCACGAGCCGCACGAAACACACAGGATCTCAACTTTTGGGATATCAGACGTCGATACCGGAGAACACAAAATGTTTTTTCCGCTTTACAAAATTAAAGATTTGCGGTATTATTATGCTATAAATAAAGACCGTCTTGAGGAAGACGGAAAGTTATTTGCAAACATTAAAGAACAAGTAAGAAGCTCTTTGACTGAAGAAACTAAAACAAGTTACGGTGTATATTCAACAAGTTACGACAACGACTATGCGTATGTTTGTTGCAACACACCAGTGATCCAAAGATATAAAACTAATACTGAAATCATTGATGAATTATTTGCTTGACAAATATATTAATGTTTGCTATAGTACATAATATATTAACAACCAGTGGGATGAATAAGGTATCATCTCAACTATAACTTAAAGGAGAATTACATGGCTATTAATATGGACAAGATCCAAAAACGACTCACCGAGCTTAACAATCGGGGAGGCAACAACTCACAGGTTTTCTGGAAGCCAAAGGAAGGGGAGACGGTTATCCGGCTCGTTCCAAGTCCTGACGGCGACCCGTTCCGCGACTTTTGGTTTCATTATAATGTAGGGGATTCCCCTCCATTCTTGAGCCCAAAGAAGAACTTTGGAGAAGACGATGCAATCACCGATTTCATTCGTGAACTTTTCGATGAAGGCACAGAGGATAGTATTAAGATGGCGAAAAGCCTTCTTCCTCGACAACGCTTCTTCTCTCCAGTAATTGTACGCGGTGAGGAACATTTGGGTGTTCGTGTTTGGGGTTATGGCAAACTCGCTTATGAAGAGTTGCTTAACTTAGTTCTAAATCCAGAGTATGGAGACATTACGGATCCAGAAACTGGAACTGACTTGGTGATTAAATATGGTAAGCCAGCAGGAGCACAGTTCCCGCAAACAACCATTACACCACGTCGACGTTCTTCAGCTATGTGCGAGGACGGCCCAGACAAGTGTCGAGAGTTGATGGATAATATTCCAGACTTTAACGGACTCTTCGAGCGCAAAAGCGTAGAGGAAGTGCAGACAATTCTTGACAACTTCCTTTCCAGCAACTCCTCTGCTGAAAATAAATCAACCGAAACAGAGAAGTATGGTGGAAAGACCTCCGGTGGCGACACCGCAGTGAATGACGTAGATTCTGCATTCAAGGATCTAATGGGTAGTTAATCCCCCGCCCTCACAGAAGGGGGGTGCTCCGGGTGCCCCCCTTCTTTTTTAATTAAAAAGGAGAAATTATGGCTAAGAAATCAAAGGCAGGGCGACTGTCAATTGGAGATATGAGAAACCTCATTAATAAGAAGGCTGGTATCTCCGTGGCTCACAATCTAACTGAGCAAAACCCTACAGAGGTTAAGGAATGGATCCCTACGGGATCCCGATGGTTGGATTCTATTATTTGTCGAGGCCAATTGGCCGGCATTCCCGTGGGTAAAGTAGTAGAAATCGCAGGACTTGAAGCGTCAGGTAAATCTTATATGGCCGCACAAGTCGCAGCCAATGCACAGAAAATGGGCATTGACGTTATTTATTTTGATTCAGAATCTGCAATCGATCCTGGCTTCTTACAGAAAGCCGGTTGTGATCTTGACAGACTTCTTTATGTACAGGCTCAGAGCGTTGAGTTTGTTTTAGAAACAATTGAAGACCTACTGGGCAGCAATGAAAGTCAAATGCTTTTCATCTGGGACAGCCTTGCGTTGACACCAGCAATCAGCGACCTAGACGGCGACTTCAATCCACAGTCGTCAATGGCTGTGAAGGCTCGTATCTTGGCAAAAGGTATGAGCAAACTGACGGTACCTATCGCCAATACTCAGTCAACCTTCTTGGTTTTAAACCAACTCAAGACTAATATTACTAGAAGCCCCTCTCAGGCGCTTGTAGAGCCCTATATGACGCCGGGAGGCAAAGCTATGCATTATGCCTACTCTTTGCGGGTTTGGCTCACAGGGCGCAAATCTAAGGCTTCTTACGTAATGGACGACCATGGTTTCCGTGTGGGCTCTGAGGTCAAGGCGACACTCAAGAAGAGTCGCTTTGGTACACAGGGTCGACAGTGCACGTTTAAGATTCTTTGGGGAGATGAGATCGGAGTTCAAGACGAAGAGAGTTGGTTCGAAGCTATTAGAGGATCTCAGTATCTTACCTCTTCTGGTTCATGGTATACAATGGACATGGGCAATGGAACGACAGAGAAGTTCCAACCTTCTCGTTGGAAGGAGAAGATCAAAGAAGAGGTGTTTCGTAACAGAGTGTTGGAGATTATGGATGAGGAAGTCATCCTTAAATTCGACAAGCGCGACGGAGACGCAACAGAATTTTATGATATAGAAAAGGAAGAATAGGCTCGCAGTAACATATTTATATTAGAATGATTGACAATCGAAAAGTGCTTTTGCTTAACTCCGACTATCGCGCATTGCGATTTGTCACATGGGAACGGGCACTTAGATTAATGAGCAGAGAAAAGGTTGATATCGTATCCCACTGGGAAGACACCATTATTCGTTCGATTGATGGTAAGATAATATTGCCTTCAACTTTGAGACTAAAAAATCATGTAAGGTATTATCGGAAGGGGCCTTTAAAGTTTTCCAAACTATTGATAAAAAAGAGAGACCGGTTTACATGCCAGTATTGTGGAGAGACTAGAAGAAGTTCTCTAACAATCGATCATGTCATCCCTAAATCTCGCGGTGGCCCAACGGATTACGAGAACTGCATCACTGCGTGCTATTCGTGCAACAACAAAAAGAATAACAGACTACTGTCAGAAACAAACATGAGGTTGTTAAATAAACCGCAAAATCCAATCTATGATATCTATTATGGGCTGTACCCCTCCAGAGAACAGCATCCAGATTGGAAGATGTTTTTAAATTGACAGTTGTGGCTCAAATAGTTATGAGTGTGTTGGTTGCCAACGTATATGAGTGGGCGATACATAAATATATCTTACACAATATTGGTAAGAACAAGCAAAGTTTTTGGAGTTTTCATTGGGGAGAACACCACAAGGCATGTCGAAAAGATAAAAATCATGACAGTAAAATCTATTATAAAGAGATTTTCGCCTTATCCCTTTTGTTAATCGCTCATATTCCAGTATATTTTTTCAGCCCTGTTATATTTTTTACATTAGTTGCTTACGCCGCGTTATATTATGGGGTACACAGATACTCTCACGCAAATATTTTATGGGGCAAAAAGCACCTGCCTTGGCACTGGGACCATCACATGGGAAAGAATCAAGATAGTAATTGGTGTATTCTTTTTCCTTTTGCCGATTATTTATTTGGTACCAGGGAGAAGAGCAATGTATGAACACTTCATAGAGATTTTAGAAAAAAAGTTCCCAGGAAACAACTATCAGGTATATTGGTTTGAGGATGAGGAAGGGCAGCAAAGAGAATCCTTGATGATAAATGATAAGAAGTTTTATTGCTCTTGGAGCCGCCGTCTAGATTCTATAGAAAAAAAACAAAATAGCTTGACATATGAAATATTTTTAGATATAATAGTCCCACACGTAAAATGGTTTTTAGAAATTTAGAACGGTTTATTTATGAGCGACCCAAAGAGTTTACTTCAAAAGTATAAAGAAAGTAAAGAAGTAAAGGTGCCGGAAAGGAAATCAAAGAGGTACCTTATTGTTGATGCGTTGAACGCCTACTTCCGAGCTTATATTGTCGACCCAAGCATGTCGACAAATGGACAGCCAATTGGCGGTGTCAAGGGATTCCTAAAGATCCTACAGAAGCTTGTTAGGGAAATCAAGCCCGATATGGTTATCGTAGCCTGGGATGGTCCAGGCGGATCTAAAAGAAAGAAGATTGTCAATAAAGAATATAAAGACGGTCGAAAGCCAATCCGTTTAAATCGCGGGATTCAAGGTATGTTGACGGAAAATGAAGAGCTTGAGAATAAGATCTGGCAACAAACCAGATTAGTTTCTTATTTGAACAACATGCCAATAAGTCAGGTAATGATTGAAGGGGTGGAAGCGGATGACGTTATCGCACACATTGTACAAGAGCCGCAAATGAAGCAACACCAGAAGGTTATTGTTTCAAGTGACAAGGATTTCTTTCAACTTTGTGACGAGACGACGATTCTTCTGAGGCCGATTCAAAAGGAAATTCTTAATAAAAACAAGATCGTAGAGAAGTTTGGCATTCACCCTACAAACATGGCGCTCGCTCGTGCAATCGCAGGAGATAAGAGCGATAACCTTCCTGGGGTGCCGGGAGTTGGCCTCAAGACTTTGGCTAAGAAAATGCCATTTTTGGCAGAAGACACAACATGCACTCTTGATGACTTGTTCGATTTTTGTAAAGAGAATTTAGACTCAAAGCTTAAATTATATTCAAATATCTTGGAGCACGCAAATGTAGTAAGAGACAACTACAAGATTATGCAGTTGTATGTTCCGAACCTGCCTATCAAAGCAAAAAGCGACATTCGCCAAGCTCTTTATAATTTTGACTGCACATTCAATAAAACGGAAGTGTTGAGAATGATGAACGAAGATGGGTTCGGGGTTTATGACTGGTCTACCTTGTGGCAAGTTTGCCAACACATTGTTTTCGAAAACTGTTGACAAACAGAAGAAAATTTGCTACTATACAAATAATACACCCATAGCTCAGTCGGTTAGAGCATCCGTCTTATAAGCGGAAGGTCCCGAGTTCAATCCTCGGTGGGTGTACTAGAAAGGAGAGATAATGAAAAGAAAAAGTTTATTTATATTTTTAACAGGCGTCTTTTTATCAAGCTGTTTGGTCGTAGATACTGGAGTTCCAGAACCAACAGGCCCGTATTTGTTAGAGCCAGTTTGTGATAACGTCGAACAATTATATTGGGATTTGGGAAACCCAACGTACTGCTACCCAGATCAGTGCTGTATTTGGGAATATTATGACTATGATGGGTGGCTCTGCGAAGAGACATGGTGCGAGTACTGGGATTCTTATGGTTGCTGGTGGGAACAAATTGAGCTTGAGTGCTGGTAGGTATTAAGATGCATGAAACGCAGGCAAATTTCTCAAAATTTGGCAAGAACTTTCAAGAAAAGCTTTGTGAGTTAATTCTCAAAGATCGTGCTTTTTGCGATCAGATAATGGAGGTTCTTGATATTGATTTTCTGGAACTAAGACACCTCCGAGTTTTTGTTCGAAAGATCATGGAGTACAAAGAGAAGTTTAAGATTCACCCTTCTAAAGACGCAATGATCACAATCCTTCGTGCAGAGCTTGATGAGGAGGACCAAGCAACGCAAAAGACAACACGAGACTTTTTCGTTAGAGTGATGAGTTCTGACGAGAATCCTGAAGACGAAGATTATATTAAGCACACTGCTCTTGATTTCTGTAGGAAGCAAAAGCTTAAAGAAGCCATGATTAAAAGCGCAAGACTTATCCAAAAGTCTTCGTTTGACGAGATCTCCAAGATTATTAACGAGGCACTTAAACTCGGATCCGAGAATGACTTTGGGTATGAATATATTGATGACTTTGAAGAAAGGTTTATGATCAAAAGTAGAAACCCAGTTACCACTGGGTGGGATTACATTGACGAGATTAGTCGAGGAGGATTGGGTAAGGGCGAACTTGGCGTCACTATCGCCAGCACAGGTAGTGGTAAATCAATGGCTCTCGTGCACTTGGGAGCCCAAGCTCTTTTGAAAGGTGAGACTGTTGTGCATTACACTCTTGAACTGGGGAGTACAGTAATAGCCACAAGGTATGATAGTTGTATCACAAGAGTTCCTTTGTCTCAAACATATAACTTTAAAGACGACATTTATGAGCAAATTAAAGATGTGAAGGGTAAATTAATAATTAAAGAGTATCCAACAAAATCTGCTTCGCCAAAAACAATCCGTAATCATCTCGAAAGGTTGTATCAAAGAGACATAAAACCTGGGATGATAATTGTAGATTATGCTGACCTTTTGAAGCCCACGGTGATATATAAAGAGAAGAGACACGACTTGGAAACAATCTACGAAGACTTAAGAGCAATTGCTCAAGAACATGACTGCCCAATATGGACAGCCTCACAAACAAATAGGAGCGGCTTAAACGCAGAAGTTATCACAATGGAGTCGATCTCTGAAGCGTTTAACAAGTGTTTTGTTGCAGATTTTATTTTTACTCTGTCAAGAACCGTGGAAGATAAGAGAACAGACTCGGGACGAATTTTTGTTGCGAAGAACAGAAATGGTCCGGATGGAGTAGTGTTCCCAATAACAATGAGAACAAGTAATGTTTTTATCGAAGTTCATAGACATTTAGATGAAATTCCAGTTGAAAATGTGGTAAAATCAGCAAAAGACTATAAACAAGAACTAGAGAAGAAGTATAAGAAATTTACTAAAAAAGGAGCAGATAATGGCTAAGAGAAAGAACGTTGAGAAAGCTACCTTAGAATATTTTGGTGGCGACGATCTGGCAACTAATGTCTGGATCACAAAATATGCCCTTAAGGACAAGAAGGGGCGCTTCTTAGAGGAGACCCCGGATGATATGCACCGTCGTTTAGCGAAAGAGTTCGCAAGAATTGAAGACAAGTTCGGTGGCCCAAGGGCGCTATCGGAAGAATCAATTTATGAGGTACTAAAAAACTTTAAGTATGTTGTCCCGCAGGGCTCACCAATGATGGGTATTGGAAATAATCATGTAAATGTTTCACTTTCTAACTGTGTCGTCGTGGAATCACCTTCAGATAGTATATCCTCGATTATGGATAGCGGAAAGGAGTTGGCAAACTTGTTTAAAAGGCGTTGCGGTGTAGGTATCGATATATCTGATCTCAGACCTGAAGGTGCGACAGTTAACAATTCAGCAGGCTCTACAACGGGCGCATGGTCATTTGCTGATTTGTATTCATATATCTGTCGAATGATCGGACAAAATGGGCGACGTGGCGCACTAATGATTACAATGGACGTACGCCACCCGGACATTGAAAATTTTGCAACAATGAAGAGGGATCTTACAAAGGTCACTGGTGCGAACGTTTCTATAAAAATTAGTGACGACTTTATGGAAGCAGTGGAAACAGGCAGCACTTTTAATCTTCATTTCCCAGTTGGCTCCGATAACCCAACTTTCACAAAAGAGATCGACGCCCGAGAGCTTTGGGATACGATTGTTGAGTCTGCTACAAGCACAGCCGAGCCCGGCTTGATGATGTGGGATAATATAGTTAACAATCTTCCCGCCCACTGCTACAAGGATCAGGGATTCAAGACTTTGACAACCAACCCTTGTGGTGAGATTCCTCTCTCTGCATACGATTCATGTAGATTAATTTCTGTGAACCTGAAGAACTTTGTAAAGAATAGTTTTACTGGCGAAGCAGAGTTTGACTTTGAACACTTTAAGAACATTGCGAGTGTTGCAATGAGACTTTCTGACAACTTGGTAGAACTGGAAGTAGAGAAATTAGAGAATATTTTGTCTGTCTGTGACACAGAAGACGAGAAAGAAATGTGGACAAAGCTCCTTGACGCCTGTAGAAGTGGTCGACGTACGGGCCTGGGAACTCATGGCCTTGCGGATGCCGTCGCTCGCCTGAATCTTAGATATGATTCTGAGGAGGCGGAGAGAGTAATTGAAGAAATTTACTCTTGTTTGCGAGACGCAGCGTATCTTGAAAGTGTTAACTTGGCAAAGGAAAGAGGCGCTTTCCCAATATTTGATTGGGACCTAGAGAAAGAAAATAGTTATATTAGTAGACTCCCTGAAACCATCCAAGCTCTTATGGCAACTCATGGCAGGAGAAACATTTCTATTCTCACCAATGCACCAACAGGTTCGGTTTCTATTTTATCACAGACTAGCTCCGGCCTAGAGCCTGTGTTTAGGAATTCTTATAAAAGACGAAGAAAACTTTCGCACAATGAAGTGGACGTAACACCAGACTTCGTTGATGAGCTTGGCGACAAATGGCTTGAGTATGAGGTCTTTCACCATAATGTTAACGAGTGGAAGACATTAAACCCAGATAAAGAGTTGCCAGACTTTTTTGTAACGAGCGATAAGATCGACTGGAAAAGAAGAGTTTCGGTTCAATCTGCAATTCAAAGAAACGTAGATCACTCAATAAGCTCCACTATTAATTTACCAGCAGGTACAAAGCCAGAGGTTGTTTCTGAGCTATACTTGCTTGGGTGGAAGCTTGGGCTGAAGGGTATAACTGTCTATGTTGATGGTTGTCGGACAGGAGTGCTTGTTACTGATAGCGAGAAAAACAAGAGTTCCTTTGCCGCTAGCGAGGGTACTCAGAGGCCCGAACTTCTTGAGTGTGATATCCATCACACCACTATTAAAGGCGAGAAGTGGACCGTCCTTGTGGGCCTCTTAGAGGGTCGCCCCTATGAAGTTCTTGGCGGGCTATCTAACTTGATCGAGATCCCCAAGAGCTTTACAAAGGGGGAACTCACAAAGGTCAAGTATAAGACAAGAAACAATCAATATAATTTAAGAGTCGGCAACAACGGTGACGCAATGGTTGTTCGAGACGTCGTAAAAGTTTTCGACAATCCTAACAATTCAGCGTTCACAAGAATGATTTCGTTATCACTTCGCCATGGCGCAAAGCCAAGCTTCCTAGTAGAGCAGCTACAGAAAGACAAGGACAGTGACATGTTCAGCTTTGCTCGCTGCGTTGCTCGAATTCTTAAAAATTACATTCAAAATGGAGAAAAAGTTGGCTCCGTTGTGCTGGAACAACAATGTTGTGAAAGTGCGGAACTAGTTTACCAAGACGGGTGCGTTGTTTGTGCCAGTTGTGGTTTCTCAAAGTGTGGATAAAACACTTGACATTTTTACATAACGATGTTATATTAACATCAATAAAACAATGGAGGTCTTTATGACAACACAAAAAGAAAAAGAGAATTATGTAGAAAACTTTATTAAGTCGTTCGCGGCTGTAGAACACGAGATGCAACCTTACAAGGAACACAAGCGTGATTTACGAAAAGAGTATGCTGATAATGGTTGGCTTACCCGTGAAGAAATGCGTCTTGCTATTCGTGCTTACCGAATGCTTAAGACTGATGAGGATTTAACTAAGTTTAATGAAATCTTCAAACACGTTTCCAAATCAGTGGGAGGCTAAAATGCTTCTGGTACCACGAAATCGTTATCTGCTTGTAGAATTATTGGAGGACAAAAAAGAAAAAGAAGAACCAACAATTCTATTACCAGAGGATTACAAGCCAGTTGATAAGCCGTTCGCAGCAGCTAGAGTAAAAGACGTTTCCCCAACCTGCTCTTTGTTGGTTTCAAGGGGAGACGTGGTTTTACTCAACAAGGGAATGGTCGAGAAGGTAGAGTTCCGTGATAACGAATTCTCTTTGATTTTGGAAAATCATGTATTGGGAGTTTTGAAGTCATGAATATGGTGGAGTTGCTGTGTGCTGCTTATGTTTCTCTAGCGTTGCCAAACGCCGACATAGCGTGTGAAAATATGCATACTGTTGTGGAAGCAGCGGAAGCGCACGAAGTGGATCCCACTGTGATGGTGGCTTTGATTCATGTCGAGAGTCGCTGGAGCCCCAGAGCGGTGAGTAAATCAAACGCCTGCGGGTTGACACAGGTTCTCCCCAAGTTTTCAGCCGGCTATAGAAACAGGTTTGGTAAAAAGCTGACATGCCAGCAACTATTGGATCCGACGACAAGTATTAGGAGAGGAACTAAGATTCTTGGCTTTTTCTTGAAAAGATACCGCAACAGTTACAGCCGAAGCTTGTGTTCTTATAACGCAGGCGGAAGCCGCTGCAAACCGGGTGCCAAAAGAAACAAGGGTCACCGATATGCAACCAAGGTGTTGCGACTCGCAAGACGCCTGGAATTTAGAATGGATTTAGAAGAAAAGGAATATCTGAATCAAGAATATGTTCCGGGGTGCTATGAGTAAACTGGATGCCACTTATGATAAGATAATAGTTGGGAGCGGCCTAAACGCCGCTCTTTACTCTTTTTATCACTCGATTCCGATAATCTTTATAACAAAGAAGAAGCCTTCGTTAACAGAGTTCTTCGAGCCAGACATGGACTTAAGCAAGCTTTTACTAGAGCAAGTGGAGAATAAGCTTAGAACGTCAACTGGTACCGAGATAAAAGGGCTTCAGAAGATCGAGCTTTGGACAAAGCTAATGTTTTCTCTAAATGCCGCAGGGCTTATTGTCGGAGGAGAAAGATTTCTGAGCCTTCGAGTTGACGAAGAAAAGAAAACCATTAGGGGGCTAACTTTACAAAATGGCTTCCCAACCATAAAGTTTAATAATTTAATAGTTTTCGATGACATGCAAATAAGAGGCTTGCCCCGGTCAAAGAAGAAGTGTGACAAATACAAGGTTATCGACATAATACATGTCAAGTCTTGCGGCAAGCACGATATCGATTATATAAAGACAGAAGATAGGTTTGTGAATGAAATCTTTTTTAAAAAGAAAACCAGTCGATTCTCTAGCCACAGAGATATCTTGGCCGTATCTTATTTAGAGAATCATGAATTGATTTCTTGGGATTATGCAGATACAATGACAAAATTTAAAGTTGAGTCAACAATGCAACAACACGGAATCAAGGGTCCTAAAAACGGCAAGGATCCGAAAAACCCAGACATTCAGTTGTATGGAAAAATAAAGTTAGTCAGCGGGTATAGGAAGATGTTTAAACAAAACATGGATCAATATGAAGATACGGACAGTATAACATTCGTAGATCTTGAAGATGAGTTTGTGTTAAACCACTACAACCCAGATTTAAACTCGGAGCAGTATAAAATATATAAAATAATTAATGGATAGTGGAGAAGAAAATATAAACTCGTTTCATCTCGCTGGCATAATACCGGTTGCAGGACAGCCCATGGATTTTAATTTCCCATGGGACGATTGCTTGATGCCAATTGGAAAAGATTATTTGGCGGTAGAGCGGTCGGTGCTAGAGTGTGCGTATGCCGGTTGCGAGACAATATGGATTGTCTGCAATGAGGACGTGCAACCTTTAGTGAAGAGTCGACTGGGCGATTATATTTTAGACCCTGTGTTCGCAACTAATAGTTTTCGTAAACACCCTAGCGAATTCCAGAAACACATTCCTATTTTTTATGTCCCAGTGCATCCAAAGGACAGGCTCAAGAGAAACTCGATAGCCTGGAGCGTTCTCTACGGAGCAAACTCCGCTTACTTTGTTAGTAAGAAGATAAGTCGCTGGGTAACTCCAGACAGATACTATGCCTCTTTCCCGTGGGGAATTTATGACCCACAGTTGCTAAGAGAACACAGAAAACATATTTCTAGTAAAAACAAAGTTATTCTTTCCAACAATGGTTCCAGTGTTGTTGAGGGGGAATACCTAGGCTTTTCTTTCGACGCGGAAGATTTTTTTATTTTAAGAGATCGTTTTAAAGAAAATTATAAATCTCTCGGAAGGGGTGTTCAAAAAACAAAGTTGGCGGAGTTGTTTTGTTACTTAAGTACTGACAATAGAATCAACATACCTGTGCCTTGGTACAACAAGATTGACAACTGGGAAGATTATTCTTCATATGTTGGTTCTGAAAACTCCAAACTACTTATACCGGTATCGGACTTCATTTTAAAAAGGAAGCTTTTAAACAGGATACCTTCGGAGGAACAATAATGTCTGGTTCAGAGTTTGGAGACAATACAAAGATTTCGGGATCGCTTGCTGTAACAGGGTCAGCGACCTTTAATGAGCACAGCAAGGACGTAGACTTTAGGATCGAGTCGGACAACAGGGACTACGCGGTGTATGTTGACGCCGGCAACGATAGGGTTGGTTTAGGTTGTTTCACCACTCCAAACCATAATATAGAGATACATCATGAAGGTGGCGACGGCGACGAAGGCATAATGATTATTCGCTATGACGGAGCAGTATACCCAGATAATATTCTTGGTGGGATCGGTTTCGACTCGGCAGACGGAAACCGCCCGAGCAGAACAACAGAGGCTTCTGCATACATAGCGGGCTACGCTTCGGAACACCACTCTACTCTTGACAAAGGTGGCTATCTTGTGTTTGGTACAGCGCCCGATGATCAAGACGACGACACCACAAGCACAGAGAGAATGAGAATATCTTCAGCCGGCAACGTGGGAATTGGCACGACGGCCCCTCAAAACCCTCTTGACCTTTATGAAATGGGTGGCCTCATCCTTGGGGCCACAATCCTTACTAACAGCGGTGCGAGCAGCTATGCAGAGTACGACGTTACTACTAGCATGGTGGTGCCAAATACGAATTGGAAAGTTACATTTACGGCACCTGCAAGTGGGAAAGTGGAGATTCAATTTCAAGGATACTGTCATTCAGACACTGGCGCTAATTTTGACTTCTTATATCTTGGCTTATCGGATGCGTCTAGTTGGAATTCTATAGGCACTCGTTTTGTAAAGAAAGTGAGAGTACCATCCAACGATACCGCAAGTTCTTCTCACGAGATATTAACACATAGCTGGTATTTGAACGGCCTCACTGCCGGTACTTCCTACACTTATTATGTGGGAACCGCTGGCAGAACAACTGGTCATACTTGGAAATGGGGAGGGACAGATGAAGCTGAATACCCAGATCTTTTCATCCGCGCGGTGTCTCTACCAAATACAATATCCACTGATTAAAAAAATACTTGACACGTCAATATAAATGTGCTAATGTAGTACTGTAAATAATTGGAGTAGTAGTTTGTCTAAGAAAATACCTTTTGTTGGGCTTCATGCCCATAGTGGTTTGAGCCTGAACGACGGTCTTGGTTACCCACAAGACCATATGAAATTTGCACTTGATAACGGTTGCGATGGTCTTGCACTAACAGACCATGGTCACATGAATGGGCTTCCGTATCAAGTTTTGTTTGCGAGGAAGTTGAAAGCAGCCGGCACGAATTTTAAACCTATTTTTGGAGTTGAAGCTTATTTCCTCCCTTCTTTGGATCTTTGGAGAGAAGAATATCAGAAAGCCAAAGAACAGAAAAAGAAAATCGATAAAGATGTTAACTTAAGTATTGAAGATGAGGCCGCTTCGAAGCGGAAGGTTAAGGATATTCTCAAGCAGAGAAGACACCTAATTCTTCTGGCACAGAACCAAACGGGTTTGAACAACATATTTAAGCTAGTTTCGGAGAGTTATAGAGATGAAAACTTTTATAGATACCCTAGAATGGATTATGATTTGCTGTCTCGGCATAGTGACGGTGTTATCGCTGCCAGTGCTTGTCTTGGTGGAGTATACGCTGGTAATTATTGGGACAATCGCGATAACGGTGAAGAAGCTGTTCTCCAAGCTATGCGAGAAACTACGATCCGGATGAAGAATGTCTTCGGTGAAAGATGGTTCGGAGAGTTACAGTGGAACAATATTCCCGATCAGCATCTATTAAACCAATATATCATTCAGGTTTGTCGCGAGCATGACGTACCATTAATTTCTACTGCTGACAGTCACTATCCTAGTCCAGACGCCTGGAAGGACCGAGAACTTTACAAGAGAATCGGATGGCTCGGCAAGGGTGGCCTCCCAGAGTACATGGACGCAGACCTCCCTGGTGGAGTAGAAGAGATTGGCTACGAGCTATATCCAAAGAACGGCGAGCAGATGTATGAATCTTATCACAAATATTCTAAAGAAGCTAAGATTGATTACGACGATGAACTGGTTCTAGACTCAATTAAGAGAAGTCACCATATCGCTCATGATCTCATCGAGGACTTCATGCCAGACGATAACGTTCGTCTACCTCAATTTGTTGTTCCAAAGGGTAAAACAGACATTCAGGCGTTGACGGAAAAGTGTCTCGCTGGTCTCAAATCCAAAGATCTTGCACAGGATACGGAGTATGTTGACAGGCTTAAGCTTGAGCTTGAGGTTATTAAGGACAGGGGATTTGCTAAGTACTTCCTAACAATGGAAGCGGTCGCAGATAAAGCCTCTTCGGTTCAACTTACAGGCCCTGGTCGAGGTTCCGCTGCGGGCTCCCTCGTTGCGTATGTTCTAGATATTACTCAGATTGACCCTATCAAATACGGTCTTTTGTTTTCTCGATTCCTTCGACGAGACGCAGTTGATTACCCAGATATCGACTACGATGTTGCTTCGCCCATGCAGCTTAAAGAAATGCTGATCGAGGAATGGGGCGATTCGACTGTTGTGCCGATTTCTAACTATAACACACTACAGCTTCGCTCTCTTATCAAAGACGTATCTAAGTTTTATGATATTCCTTTCTCGGAAGTCAATTTGGTTACGGGCCGTATGATTCAAGAAGCAACGCCGATTGCAAAGAAGGTTCACGGGATTAAGGCTGGGGTGTATGCTCCAACGTTTGAAGAAGTCATGAGCTACTCAGAGTCTCTTAAGAACTTCCTAAACAGATATCCCCATGTCAAGACTCACGTTGAAGCTTTGCTCGGCCAAGTCCGTAGTGTTTCGCGCCATGCTGGAGGAGTTGTGATCGGTGAGGATCTCGATAAGTGGATGCCGCTGATCAATAGCGGAGGGGTTAGACAGACCCCGTGGAGTGAGGGGCAGAATGTTCGACACTTAGAGCCGCTTGGCTTTATTAAGTTTGATATTTTAGGTCTGGCTTCTTTGAGAATGATTGAAGACGCAGTGCGTCATATTCTTATTCGACATCATGGAGTTAAGAACCCCACGTTCGAACAGGTTAAAGAATATTACAACGCTCACCTGCACCCAGATGTTATCGACTTGGAAGATCAAAATGTATATAAGAATATCTTCCACAAGGGGAAGTGGGCTGGCGTATTCCAGTTCAGCGAGAAGGGCGCTCAAGAATTTTGTGTTCGAGCAAAACCCAAGAATATCATTGACATTTCAGCTATTACTTCTATCTATCGCCCCGGCCCACTGAGCGCCAAGGTGGATCAAACATATGTGGAGGCTAAGAGTAATCCCTCCGGCATTAGTTATGGGCATGAGATAATCCAAGAGGTTACCGCTGAGACTTATGGCTACTTGATTTTCCAAGAGCAAATCGCTCTACTGGCTCACAAGCTTGGAAAGAACATTACGCTTGACGAAGGCAACACTCTTCGTAAACTATTGACAAAGAAAGGTACAGGAGATCATGAAAAGAAAAAGCAAAAGATCTTCGACAAGTTCGTCGAAGGTTGTATCGATAACGGACTTACGAAACAAAAGGCAAATGAACTGTGGCAAACGTTCGAGTACTTCTCAGGGTACGGCTTTAATAAGTCCCACGCTGTCAGCTACAGCGTTCTTAGCTATCAGTGTGCCTATCTTCTTAATTACTATCCCGCTGAGTGGATGGCGGCGTTTCTCGACAAAGAGCCGGAGAAGCGAAAAGAGAAGGCAATCAACATCGCCAAGTCCTTTGGATTTAATATTGAAAAATTGAACATTAATACTTCCGGTACAACGTGGGAGATCTCGGACGACGCAAAGACTTTGATTCAGCCTCTGACTTCGATCAAGGGCCTCGGTGAGGCAGCTATTGAGCAGATATTAAATCATAGACCTTTCAACACTATTGAGCAGCTTTTGTTCAACGAGGAAATCGTTTACAGCAAACTGAACAAGAAGGCTCTGGATGTTATGTGTCGAGCCGGCGCTTTGGATTCTTTGAAGGATCGCCGCTTCACGGGCATGAAACACTTCTGGGCAGCAACAATTGCTGACCGGCCAAAGAGCCAAAAGAAGCTCAACGAGTCTATCGAGGCTTACATGGAGGAGGGTGACTTCTCTGTCGAAGAGAATATCCACAACTTGTCTGAGCTTACAGGCTTGTTTCCAATGGACTTGGTGTTAAACGACAGCACACGTAAAAAGTTGGACGACAACTTCATTCCACCGATCTCGGAGTATGATCCAGATCTGGAGGTCGTGTGGTTTATTCCGAGAGAGATAATAAAAAGAAAGACCAAGAATGGTAAGGATTACTGGATTCTGCGAGTTATTGACTCTAACAATATTTCAACCTCTATCAAGTGTTGGGGTGTGAGAGACAAGGACAAGGTTTACCTTAACCGACCATATATTGGCCGATTGAACTGGGAAGAACAATGGGGCTTCTCAACTCGATCAATAAGGCATAACTTAAGATTAGTAGGATAAGGAGGAAAAAATGGAGAGAATATCCTTTTATAAAGTTAGAGAGGACGCCAAGCTACCAGAAAGAGCACACCCAACAGATGCCGGTGCGGATATATTCTATTGCCCAGACCGTGATTGGAGTTCTAAGTGTAAGTGGGAGGGTGATACAATTTTGATTGCCGCTGGGGAAAGTTGCTTAATTCCAACAGGCTTGAAGGTGGATTTGCCTAGCGGCTACATGTTGGAGATTAAAAACAAGTCTGGTGTCGCGACAAAGAAGCGATTGATAGTTGGTGCTTGTGTGGTCGACGCTGGCTATACTGGCGAGATATATGTCAACCTTCAGAATATTGGTAGGCAAAATCAGATGATTGAGCCAAACCAGAAAATTGCACAAGCAGTCGTGGTACCAATTGCCACACCAGAAATAGTAGAAACTAAACACGATCCGGCTTCTGGAGAGACTTCCAGAGGATCAGGCGGATTTGGATCAACAGGAGAATTTTAATGGGAAACAAAATGAAAAGAAAGATACAGCGCCAAGGTATCGCTAAAAAGAAGAAGGACGCGCAAAAAGATATGAATGAAAAAGTGGGCCTCTTCTTTCAGTTACCAGAGGAGTGCACAAATTGCGAAAAACCATTTGACAAGCAAGACAGAGATATGTTAAGCTCATGGAATGTCTGTGTTCGCGAAGCTGAAAAGAAAGTTAATCTTTATTGCCCCCCTTGTTGGGAAACAGCAAACAAGATCATAGAGGATTTCAAAAACCGAGGAGTAGAAGTTGAAGATTGATAAGAATGGAAAACAAGCAGGTGCCTTCGATAAAGGGTATGCGTTTGAGGATTTGCTGCTGTTGCCGCAATATTCTGATATTGAGAGCAGAAGCGAGATCGATCTATCAAACAGTTTAGGCGATCTTTCTTTTTCTTTGCCGATTATATCCAGCCCAATGGATACGGTCACAGAAGTTGAGATGGCGTGCGCTCTGGCACAAGCTGGGGGCCTAGGCGTGATTCATAGGTATAATTCGATTGAAGAGCAGGTAAAGCTCGCAGAAACAATCCTTAGCCAGCATTGGGCAGAGACTGATAAAATATTTACTGGATACGTCGATGAGATTGATATAGTTGAGCCTTACGAGTTAGCTGCGGCAATTGGAACAACTGGGGATTTCCTCAAGAGAGCGGTTGCTTTAAACGAGGCCGGTGTTAGAGTCTTTTGTCTAGACGTAGCTCATGGTCACCATAAGCTAGTTAAGACCGCTCTTAAGGAGCTTAGAGACGCTTTAGGCTCCAATGTACATATCATGGCAGGAAACGTCGCGACAAGGCAAGCTGTGGACGATTTAGCTGATTGGGGTGCAGATAGCGTACGAGTTGGTATCGGAGGCGGAAGTATCTGTTCAACTAGAATTCAGACAGGTCATGGACTCCCAACACTCCAGACAATAATTGATTGCGCGCAAACGACTCGTGACGTTAAGATTGTTGCCGATGGCGGCATTAAAACAAGCGGAGACATAGTAAAGGCTCTAGCAGCCGGTGCAGACTTTGTAATGTTGGGGTCGCTTCTTGCGGGAACCGATGAAGCCCCAGGAGACATCTATGAGAATCGTCGAGGCGAGAAGTATAAAGCCTATAGAGGAATGGCTAGTAAAGAAGCGCAAATGGACTGGCATGGAAGGTTTAGTTCCCTTGAGGGTATCTCTACAACTATTCCATACAAGGGACCAGTTGGTTTTATTCTAGACGATCTAGAGAGGGGTGTACGATCAGGGCTTTCTTATTCTGGTTGTAGAACTATTGGAGAACTGCACGAGAAGGCGAAGTTTGTTGAGCAGACTTATGCTGGACAAATAGAAAGTTCGACACATATTCTGGGTCGATGAGTTACGGAGAGTACGAAAAGAAGATTGTCTTTGGCGATACGGACAAAAGACATGCCGACTTAAGGATACGACTTCATGTCGACGAGCTTAAGCAGGGTGAGTTTTTCCGGGCTATTGTTACGGGCTATATCGAGCAAGACGAAGATTTATTAAAGTTTCTTGACAAATATAAGAGTCAAGCTAAAGTAAGGAAGAAAATTTTGAATAAGGGTTATAAAAAAGCCAAAGAGTTAAAAAATAATTTTAGACTTTCGGAGGACGAAATTGAAAACATATTTGATCTTATTGCAAAGGAGAACGAAGATTTATGAAAAAGAAGTGCAAAGACATGTGCCAGGACAGTGAAATAGAGTGTCCGATAGAAGATTGCAGATACTGGATAAAGTTTGAAGAAGATCTTAATTGCTCGCTAGTTTCCATAGATAAAAATGGCAAAATGACGCTACGGGAAGTCGGTGATAGATTAGGCGTAAGCTTTGTGAGAGTCAAGCAACTAGAAACCCAGGCCCAAAAAAAATTATTAAAGAGAATTAACAACAAAACAATGTGATAAAAAGTTTATAATTTATAGCACTTTACGGTTTAAAGAACTATTTAATTTGAATATTTTTTTCAAGGAGCATTACAATGAGTAAAAAGACTATTCTTAACGAGGCAACTATTCGCCGTTTTATGAAGCTTGCAGATCTTCGCCCTCTCGTCGAGACTTCCGTAGTGGAAGCTGAAGAGGAGACCGTTGAAGAGACTGTCGAAGAAGCCACCACAGAAGAGGCTGACATCGAAGAGGCCGCAAGTGAAGACGGTGAGGGAGCCGAAGACGACAACGAAGAGCTTGCAAAAAGAATCTTCCTTGCTGTAAAAGACGCAGTGGAGGATGAGCTTGACGTTGAGGTTTCAGTTTCTGACGACGCAGAGGCCGACGCAGATGCAGACCTAGACATGGACATGGATGCTGACCTTGAAATGGACGACGCTGAAGTCGATATGGATATGGCTCTGGGTGACGAGGAAGAAGAGGAAGAGGAAGGCGCTGCAATGTCGTACGACAACGTGATGCAGGAGGGAGCAGACACAGATACAGCCAATGCTGATACTGCTACTACAGCCGACACCGACACTACAACGGAAACGGACACCACGACAACGACAACAGAAACCGACACTACAACAGAAACCGACACTACAACAACAACGGACACTGAAACAACCACAACTGGTACTGAAACAACCACAACTGGTACTGAAACAACCACAACTGGTACTGAGACAGCCACAACTGGAGCAACAGACACAGCTACAACTGGTGCTGAAACAGTAACAGAGGACGTGGAAACCGAGACTCAGGTGGAGCAAGATGATTTCTTCCAAGCTGTGTTTGAGAAGGTTCAGGCAAAGCTCAGTGAGCGAAGCAAGGAGCAACTTGCTGAGGAGTTGTCGGAGAAGATCTTTCGTCGTCTTACAGAAAAGAACGAAAATTAATCCTTTACAAACCCCTCATTTTTTGATATATTGAGGAGAATATGTTTGGACAGTATAATGATTTAGTTTGGTTCATGTTGGGCGTGTTTGCCTACAGAACCTTGACAGCAATGTTAAGCTACGGACATCTTGTTAATATGATGACGGAAGTTAATAAGCAATGCTTAACGTTACTCGGTCTAGTATCAGCAGATCTGAGTTTAGCTAGAGAAGTAAAGTATTCACATTTACATAAATCTGGCTTGTCGGAAACAGAATTAGAGGACATCAAGACCCTTGATGCCCGGGCTTTCGAGACATGGAAACTCGTCTCAGTTTCCAATATCATAACTCATTTCCCCAGATCTTATAAGTTTATTTTAAAATATCAGGATTGGGAAGGGGCGATGAGAGAATTGGATCGTATTTATAAGAAAGATATAAAAAGAAAAAGGAAACAAACATGACGGTCAAGAGAGACAAGAGAATTAAAAAGATAGAAGACGAAAATAAGAAAGTTTCTCCAAGCACAGATGAGGAAGAGGGCTCCGAGAAGGAAGTGAGCTTAGTTGATATGCTGCCGTACTTGATGATGGGCGCTCCCGAAGAGGAGGATTCAAAACCAAAGATTCGCACATTATCTCTGCATGGGGAAGTTAACGAAGAAAACTCTTCGGAGTTAGTGTACTCTCTCATGATGCTGCAAAGACTCGGAGAAACAAAGTCGCTATCAGACCCAGAAGATCCAGAGTCTGAAGTGATCACTTCTTTTGAACCAATTGAGTTTCTGATATCAACCCATGGCGGTTCCGCCTCGGAAATGTTCGCGATCTATGATACCATGAGGATGGTTAAAAAAGATTGTGACGTAGAGACATTTGGCATTGGAAAGGTTATGTCGGCTGGAGTTTTACTTCTGGCAGCGGGAACGAAGGGCAAGAGGAAAATTATGAAGAACTGCCGCGTAATGATCCACAGTGTTATTGGTGCCAGCCATGGTTCGCTCCATAGTCTTGAGAATGAAATGGATGAGATAAGATACTTACAAGATCAGCATATTGATTGCCTGGTTCAAGAGACAGATATGACAAAGAGATATCTTAAGAAACTAATGGACAGAAAAGTAAATGTTTATCTTACAGCAGAAGAGGCTGTTGAGCTAGGAATTGCGGATATAATTATTTAGATTTTACCTGTTATAACAACTAATTAAAGCATGAACCTCGATAAACTTATAGAACAACACTTTAGAAATACCGAAAAAGAAAACATCGGCCTAAGAGATTTGATTGATATTATTGAAGAGCAGATTAAATTTCTTGGTGATAAGATACAACTTACAGAAGCGGCTCCTTCGGATCCAACTCCAATGGACGTTGAGGCTGGGAAGAAGTTTGTATTATCTCTTCCAAAGTTCTCTCCCACTGAGAATTGGGGAGACCCCGCCTCTTTAGAAAGAGGACAGGTAAACCAGATCTTTAGAGCCATTGGTGGAGGTGCTAGCCTCCCAGAGAAGCTCGCGTTTATAAAAAGACTACAAGAGCCAGACAATAAGATCACTTCTCCAAGAAGAGTTATCAGTACGTTGATTGTGTTGGAAGCACTAAACGCAACTATTAATAGTTTTGGCGCTAGCACTGCCGGGTTCGTGTTTGAGGGTTTCCTCGCCGCACTGCTGGGTGGTAAACAAGAGGCGGAAGTTTCGGAAAAAGGAAACCTCCCCATTCAGGATATCATAGCCTTTACGGAATATGGATCGGCAAACGTTCCAATGAGTCTAAAGTTATTAAAGAATACTACAGATGTAAAGGGTAGTTATACGAACTTGATTGACGCTTTAGACGAGTTCCAAGAAATGGTATATGTTGTCGTATACAAAGAAGGTGGAGACAGAGAAGTGTCGGAGATTGATATGAGACAGTTCGTGTTCAGGAGAGACAATTTCCTCCAGGCGATAACGATTAACAGTGGCGGGCAAAAATTAGTCTCCCTTGAAGGCAAACCATTCCAAGAGTCAATGGCTATTCTCACAAACCCAGAGTTGGATTGGCCTACACAATATGCGCTCCTTACTAGGACTGCTGGGTATACAGGGAAGGCTCGACCAATGCCTGGAGAAGCCCCCGAACAACAAGAAGAAAAACCAGAAGAGCAGGAGCCGGTAACAGTTACAGCGGAGTCACTAAGGGACAAATGGGAGCAGCAGGTGTTGGCAGAAGCCAAAGAAGGCGGGAAGACTCAGTGGTCACTGTCGACAGCGCAGTTGGCAACCAAGGTAAACGATATTATAGACTATCAGGAATTAGGCACACTCGAAGTCTCACCAGACAAGATTTACAGTACAGCATCCGGATATCTAGATATTCTAGGCGATTCAGTGGTAGATCTATTTGAGGCCGTTGCTAACCTTTCTCAGAACCTTAACACATATTTTGTCGCCAAAGATCGTAGCAAAGCAATCAAGGGCGGCGAAGAGGCCGTTAAGAACGCTCAAGTTATTGAACAAGAAGCAGCCGGCCAACTTCAAAAAGAAAAATAATAATAACCCTTTACTTTTTTTAAAAAGTTGGTATAATAATATACTACAACCATAAGAGGAATCAATGACAAAGAAGTATAGTGACAACACCTTCTTGCAAGACAAGATTTTAAAAGGTGCAAACAAATTGGCTGATAATGTAGCCAGCACACTAGGCCCAAAGGGCCGCAATGTTATCTTACAACAGAAGGGAAAGAGCCCGATTATTACAAAGGACGGAGTTACAATCGCTAAGTTTGTTGACTTGGAGGACGACTTTGAGAACCTTGGTGCACAGATTATCAAGCAAGCTTCCGAAGAAACAAACAACGACGCAGGCGATGGTACCACAACAGCAACGGTTTTGGCAAGAGCGGTGCTGACACAAGCCCAAAGATACCTTAAGGCAGGTGCAAGCCCAGTAGAACTTAAGAGAGGAATGGAGAAAGCCGTACAGGCACTAGTGGAAAGAATTGAAGACAACTCAAAACCAATCTCCAGTGAAGAAGACATTGCCCACATTGCCACTATTTCTGCAAACAATGACGAGAAGATAGGGAAGCTAGTGGCCATGGCGGTTGATAGAGTGGGCAAGGACGGGTCAATCACTGTAGAAGAAGCAAGGTCCGTCGACACCAGCGTAGACTTTGTAGAAGGCTTCAGAGTTGAATCGGGTTACATATCGCCTCAGTTTATTAATAATGAGAGAAGAGGTTCGGTTCATTATGAAGATTGTTATGTTCTCATAACAGATGAGTCTATTGAGAACGTAGAGCAGATCCTGCCTACCCTAGAGCTTGTATCAAGGGAGAACAGGCCGCTGTTGATCGTGGCTGAGAACGTTGAAGGTCAGGCCCTTGCAGCCCTTATTATGAACGCCATTCGAGGTACAATGAGGGTCGCAGCCATTAAGGCTCCTCTTTACGGCGAGGAACGAAGAAGCACACTCAAGGATTTGGCCACTTCAATTGGGGCGACTTTTGTCAACAGAGCCTCCGGAGTTTCACTCAGTGACGTTAGGTTGGAGAACCTAGGGATGGTTTCCAGTGTCGACGTAACCAAAAGAGACACAACATTTATTGGCGGAAAGGGCGACCTAGACGAAGTTGAAAAGCGAATCGATACTCTTAAGGTAGAGATAGAGCAGACAGATAACATGTACGAAGCACAGAGAATCCAAGATAGAATCACGCGACTCGCGAGCGGTGTCGCTATTATTAGAGCAGGCGGGTTGTCAGAGGTTGAGATGATTGAGAAAAAGCATCGCATTGAAGACGCGCTAGAAGCAGTCAGATCAGCACAGCAAGAAGGTATTGTTGCTGGAGGTGGAGTAACGCTTCTACGCGCCTCACAAGGACTAGAGGTTGAAACTCCTAATGAGGATCAGTCACTTGGCGTTAAGATAGTTCTGGAAGCTGTTAAGGACCCGATCAAACAAATGGCGTCGAACGCAGGAATGTCGCCAGACGTTGTTGTGGAGAAGGTTTTATCTGAAGAAGGATCTTGTGGTATGAATTTCTATACTGGCGAGGTAGTAGATCTTTTTGAGGAAGGAGTCATTGACCCAGCAAAGGTAACCAGAGCAGCCCTTCAGAATGCTGTGTCGGTTGCATCAACTTTAATCACAACTAACTTTGCGATAGTAGAGGTTTAAAAAAATACTTGACTAAATATATTTATTATGTTATAGTCGTAGAAAGGTAAATAAAATGTTAACACCACAAGAAGCATTAATAGAGCTTAACGGCAAATTAGAGAGAGTCATCGACTCAATTGAAGTTGTTAAAGAAAGGCAGGTCTCAATGTCTCGCGAGATAACCGAGATACATAAAGAGTTGTTTGAACCCGACGAAGGCTTGCACGCTAGAGTACGAGACATAGAGAACTGGAAGGACACTTCCTCTAAACTAATGTGGATGCTTATAGGCAGCTTGTTGTCTCTAGGTACCGCCTTTTGGATTCAACATATTACATAATAAGGATAAAACATGAAAGTACAAATCAGCCATTCAATCGAAACAGACACTATACCAGAAAAGGTGCAGGAGCTTACAGAGGAGCTAAATAACAAGATTCACACGGAAGTTGTGTGCAGGCTTGTAAACGCTTCGAGGATTGTCTCCACTCGTGATAGAGACAGTGTGGAGTTTGCTCTTAAGGATCTCGTTCCAATGCGCGATACATTGCAAGATATCGCCTCTTTATATGATGATATTCTATCCATAACTCATGGGTATCTACAGGTACTTGAGGCCCTACAACAAGAAGCTTTGAGCCGTGCTACTGCAACAACCGCAGAATTACAGAACACAATCCAGGCTGCACAGCAAGCTGTCGCCGCTACAGCCGACCAAGCGGTGCCCGCTGAGAATACCACAGCTAAGAAAAAGAAGACTTCGAAGGCAAAATAATTATGGATAAAGCAACTGCAAAATCAAAGAAGCAGGGCGACTTAGTGTTTATGCCTGCAAATACATCGCTGTTCAAATTCAGAGATACGACGATTGTTAAGATCACAAAGACAGACAAGCCGGCACACGTATTGCTTGTGCAAGAGGCTGATGAAAAAGAATGGAGTACGGTTTTGTTTGAAGGGGAAAGTTGGTCTGTTGAAGACCGTAGCATATATAAGATTAGGAGTATGAGCGCATGATTATATCATTGGTAGAAGTGTTTGAGAACACGAGAGTACATTCAAATCAAAGAAGCCGCAGCTTTGATTTAAGAGAAGTGTTTATCAACCCAGAACAGGTAGTGTGTCTGAGAGAAGACACTCAATATAATAGTCTTTTGGTAGAGAACAAGCTACCTTCAGGGATTAATAAAGAACAAAGGTTTACCAGAATCCACCTCAATAGAGGTCAGTCTGGCATTGATGTTGTGGTTGTTGGTTCCCCCTCACAGATTCAAAAGAAGATATTCACTAGCGAACTAAAAGTACTTAAAGATTAAAATGTGGGACACAGGAGCTTTCGGTAAAAAATATTGGTTTGACCCAGAGGTCAGAGAAAGGCAAGAGAAGGAAGTGAACACAATAATTGTTTACTTGGATCACTTGTTAGAACAGAATGTACTTGAGCAAGGCCCAGATGAACTTAAGGTTTTAATCTGCGAATACATTGTCAATGCACATGCTTTTAAGAAACTAATGGATGATGTTGCAGCCTCTGAGTTAAAACTTAATGAGAAGCTAAATAAAGAGCAGCACCTTTTAGACTACATTCAGACTTCGATGTTACAAGCCTCGGCAAATTTATTGCAGGCAAATGATTCAATTCTTTTTAGTAAATGGGGAATTAATTTAACCGTCCAATAATATTGAACTACTTAGTATTGGCGAGGTTTGAAATATGAAGATAACAAGACAGAGACTCAGAGAATTAATAAAAGAAGAGTGTGAAGCGATTGAGGATGAAGAGTACGAAGAGTCTCTTCTCAGGGAAGCAGACGGAGATCTTGATATCTTTGTCATGAACACAACAATCGTATACAGTAAGGATATTAATACGAGTTCTATGCTCAATAAAATCAGAGGTGTTGAGGGAGTAACCAGAGCAACGCCTCAAGGTGAATCAGTCACAGCCGGCCCCAATTTGCTTAGACATTTTATTGATATTAAGTTTATCATTGAAAGGGGCTCGGTAGAATTATACACAAACAAACTTATTAAAAAGCTCGGGTCCTTTCCCGAGATTATTCGTGTTCGGGTAATGAAAGTAAATCAAGTGGAGAGATAATGGGTGAGTGGGGTAAGAAACATTATAATGGACTGGCAGGAGTATCTTGGGGCAAGTTCGTTAACGAGAATAAATATAACGGAACGGTCGTCGCAGTTTTCGGCCCGACAGCTAGTGGCAAGTCTGTAGCTAGAGACGTCTTCGTTCGAGAGGGTTGGGAGAAGATTGTATCGTTTACAACTCGTCAGCCAAGACCAGGGTCCTACGAGGAAGAACAAAAAGAATATATCTTCACCAGTAAGGCCGAGTTTGATAAGATGAGCGACCACAATCGCCTGTTTAATATCAACACTTCCTATGCTGGCAACTCTTATGGAACAGACAAGTACGCGCTAGAGAAGTCTGACAGATCGGTGATGATCACCGACAAGACCTCTATACCAAAGTTAAAAAGAGAAGTCGCCGCCCTTGGTAAAAAGCTTGTGACAGTTTACGTTACTGCCCCACCAGAGGAACTACTCCGTCGACAAGCGCGCCGCCTAGAGACTGGTGAATATCAGAGCAAAGAGCAGTTGGCAAAAAGAATGTCCGAATTAAGAAAAGAAATAGAGAGAGAAGAAAAAGTTAAATCATTGGCAACGTATGTTATAATGGAAGAAGAAATCCCACAAACCATGGAGAAGGCCAGGGAGTTAGCCAATAGTTTATAATGGAACTGATATCAACACATATGTGTAAAGAAAATGACTGCGGATATCACGGCAACCTTTTTGGTGGTCTGATGCTTGCATGGCTTGACGAGGCTGCTGTAGCTTACGCTTGCCAGATCTGCGAGACACCAAGGATGGTAACAGTTTCTATGGACAAGGTTCAGTTTCTTAAGCCTGTGCGACCAGGGCAGATCATAAAAATATATGGAAACTTAGAAAGATTTGGGCGATCTTCCTGCCTGCTGAACATAGAGGCAAGAAGATATAGCACATACAATAATTCTGAGAAAGTAGTTTGTCGAACAAAAATGAAGTTTGTTCGTATCGATGGTGACGGAGAAGCTGTTCCCATCTCTAACTACATTAAAGAGAAGCACGATTGTGAAACAACTTCTTGAAAACAAAAGAGTTCTTAGATGATAAACAAGATAACCAAGATACAACCGATCAATCCTATTCCCCCCGAGCACTTGAAATGGTGCGGTGTTCCCGCCTCGAAGAAGAAGCCAGAGGAGAAAAAGCATGACCTATCTTTTGGGGATCTTGTACTGTATGACAAGTTCGGAAAGAAACAAGTCTATACAATGGAACCAGAAAGCGAAAAATAGAATTATAACAACTATTTATTTCGTTGAGGAAAAAGTAAAATGGCTACACTAAAAGGACTACACGCTCGAATAACAGCAGAACTATTTAAAGAAGTACTCGAAGACAAAGGGTACGTCTTCTTTGATGGCAACAAATCATACAATATTAATATCATTGGTGTGAGGAATTCTTCGAACAGTTCAAAATCTTTTGACGACTCACTTCTCGTGATCTATAGAAATATCTTGCTTGAGTGGCAAGTTGAGAGCTATCAGATAACAACAGATCCCGGCCCGTATATTCTAAGGAAACCAATTAATCCAGATGGAACTGCTATCTTGGTTCCCGACCAATACAGGGGAGTATATAAGATAGGTCTCCATGGCGGCTCTTTTCGCCATACAGCCCTTATTCAGAGGGGAGGGAAGGTCAAGGTGTATAGAGACGATGACAAGGACTCTAAGCTTGAAATGGACGAAAGAAAGATTCAGGAGGGAATGTTTGGTATAAACATACATAGGCACTCACGTCCCGCTGAGAGAGAATATGTTAACGGAACTTCCGCAGGCTGTCAGGTTTTTAAGAACAGCAAGGAGTTTGCAGATTTTCTTGAGGTGTGTAATATCTCAGCAGATAAGTTTGGTAATTCTTTTACTTATACATTACTTGAGGAAGCGGATATTTAGAATATGATGCTAAGGTTTCCAAATATATTTGAAGAGCTTGATTCTGATTCTCTCAACTTACAGGACGATCTAGATAGGAATGTCTGGGAAGAGGACGACAGAATCAAACCAGAGATAACAGAGAGGCTTCTTAAGATAGCAAACGACTTTATAAATAAGCTGGGGCTAGAGAAGTATGAGATCCATGATATAGTTCTGACGGGTTCTTTGGCCGGTTACAATTGGTCTAAGTATTCAGACTATGACTTGCATATCATATTAGACTTCGCTCAAGTGGATGAGAATGTGGACTTGGTTCGTGACTTTCTTAATGCTAAGAAATCTATATGGAATAGGGATCACAACATTATGCTCGGGGATTACGAAGTTGAATTGTATTTCGAAAATCGAGGGGATCCTCATGAGTCGCCCGGTATTTATTCAATAAAATACGACAAGTGGAACACAAAGCCCGAGCCCGTGACAGCAGTCGTCGACAAAGAGAATGCGGTAAAGAAGGCGGAAGACCTTGTAAGACAGATTGATGACGCTGAGAAACTCATGAAGAAAGAAAAATACGAAGCAGCTATCAAAACTGCTACAAGAATCAAAGAGAAGATAAAAAAGATGAGGAAAGCTGGATTGGATGAGCGAGGTATTTACTCCGTCGAGAACCTTTCTTTTAAGCTTCTTCGTCGCTCCGGCGATATTGGAAGACTCTTGGATATCATTAATGATTCGTATGACAAGAAAATGTCAATTAAATAATAAAAAACTTGAAAATTAATTTGTTTTAGTGTATAGTTATTAATAGGTGCGTAGAAAACTACGCACTACTGTAAAACAAAAACTATCATTAGGAGGATCCGAAGGTGCAGATCGCGGTGTTGAGTGATCTACATTTGGGCTGTAAGGACAAATTAGATCAATTTTATAGAACAGAAGGAGCCGAGGAACAACTATATTCTCTGCTTGACTATCTTGAGAGGACAGTAGACAAAATAGTTTTGCTAGGAGATATATTCGAAACACTCCGAGGAAAATCTTTCAACACCGAACAAGAGTTAGTAAGAATACTAAAAGCATATCCGGGATTCTCCTCCAGAATATTAGATAACCCAAAGTATGAATTGATCCAGGGCAACCACGATCTCGACACAGTTAATCTTTTAAGCGCGAGAAAACAAATAGTTTTAAAAGATCACGGCGATAAGATATTTTTAATGCACGGCCATCAGCTTGATCCGCTAGTGGCAGATTTCTGGACAAGAAACTTTGAGCACTTCGGCGTATGGTTCGGAGGCTGGGCGTCCAGGCTTGGCTACGACTGGACGGTAAAAATGAACGACATTAGTAAGTACAAGTCTGAGAATAACTTATGGAAGCCAGGACCTTTTGAGAAGCTTTCGGCTTGGGTTGCTAAACAAAAGGGCTGCAATATTGTTATAACTGGGCACTCACACCATCCCATGAAAGAAGAATTTAATGGAACCCTATTTATGAATAGCGGTACCAGAGTCGCCGGAAGACAAGATCTGGTTATAGTGGACACTGCAAGCAGCGATTACAACCTATACAAGAACTCTTCAATATTATCTCAGAACTTCTAAATGGTCCCAGCATTAAATACACTACCTTCAGACATAAGACGACAAAAGATATTAAAGATACTGTCATGCTATGAGGATAAGGAGTTTGTCAGGCTGTCGTTGGGAAACGACATTGTGGTTAGAGAGAGGCTGACTCCTCCCTCAACCTACATAGAAAGCGTGCTTCACATTAAGCATGAAGACTATAAAAGCTTTATACCCATAAGTAGTGTTGGTCACGGACCAGTTAACGCACTCAGCAAGGAGATCGTTTCTTTGCTTCGCAACAGATATAAATTTGCCGATAGGTTGAATTTATTAGAATTTAAAATTGACACTAACCACAAGAGAGGTTCGATAAAAACAAACTCTAATGTAACTACGACATTGATTGTTAGCGTCGACCACAGAGAAGTGTTGTCTTTCAGAGCAACCTCACATTCTATTTTAGAGGCAAGTTTATCCAGCGTACTCCAGATGTTTGAATTGTACATGAATGCGGAGAAAAGTATAAATAAAATCAACATGTTGCTGGATTCCTATAGGAAACGAAACAGGGGGGATCTCTATACAACCGCGCTCTTGGATTTATCAAATCTAGTTTCTTGCACTTGTTATAAGTCTTAGTGCCTATTTATAGTAAGAGGATTCAAATGAATGGAGCAAAAAGCAGGCAAGTTTTTCGTAGGAGACGTGGTAGAGTATATTCCAGGCCCGGGCCTTATTGCCCCTTCTTCTTCTAGCCTAGGCTTTATAACGGACGTAAAGGACGATTTCTATATCAAAGTTCATTGGTATATAGTCAACATACTTCCAACGTCTAGAGGCGAAGAGGAGTGGATTGCTGCCGGGATTTTGTCTCAGATAGGAAAGTTAAAAGTGGTATCAAAAAAAGATGAGTGACGACGACGGAAAGATAGAGATTGGCGCGACCGACAAAGAGGGCATTATAATACTGCGTAGAAACGACATCCCAGTGTTTATCCACCCAAAGGGAACCGAAGAAGAGACCATCGATGTGCAAATGCAAATCAGCTTTATAAAGTTTTGCATGAATAAAACAGAATATGTCACAGAGTTTCTAGATTATATCGAAGAACAGGAGAGGCTGATACAGGAACAGGAAGACGCGGCGAGACTAAGAAAGAAGAGGAAAGGCTTCACTCTTATAAAAAAGACTTGACAAATTAACCTAAATGTAATATAGTGTATCTATGAGTTGGAATACAAAAGATACTATTAAGTGGAAAAGAAAATCCCCTGGCCATTATGAATTGATGGCATGGTACATCTGGAAGGAGCCAGAGATCCATGCAGAGATTTTTAAGAAGGGTAGCAAGTGGAAATATCGTTTATGGACGTGGGGCAGCGATTTGCCTCAACCTTTGGAAACTTCTTATGAAAACTTCAAAAGCGCCAAAGAAGTCAAGGCTCGTGTTCTACAGCTTGTGTTAAGTGGCGAGCCACACCCTAAGTTTTAATTAAGTGTTTCGCGAGGTGCCAAGATACTTAGTGTATGAATATTGGTGATATAGTCTGGTTTTGTTGGTGGAAAGGTCCATACCCAAACAAGTCTGGCATGCCCGATTTAATTAGGAAGGCAGCGTTGATACTGGGAGAGTATGAGTCACTTGATGACACGGAAGAGCTTTGGTACGAAATATATATATTTGAAGAAAATAGGCGTATCTTGGTTGATAAGGTGAAGCTGGAGAAAGTCGTCAAACAGGAGGATAACTAGATGTCATTGCGTAAGAAGCCAAAGAAGACGAGACAGGGAAAAGGAAAGCATTCTTACTTTACTAAACACAAATTCGGAAAGAATCATGCAAAAAGAGGAAAGAAGCCAAGAGGGCAAGGGAAGTGAAGTTGATCCCAAGTTGTTCGACTTGGTATTAAAATCAGAATTTTTATCAGAGAAGCAAGTTAAATTTGTTGAAAGCATCAAACTCTTTAAGCAGGAGCGCGGCTACTTAACTTTAGGACAGTTAGATTACTGGTGGAGAGTCTACGAAGACCACAAGCCGGAGGCCGTTTTGAACAAGTATAAGTGGAAGAAAGAGTATAACGAGGAGAGGCGAGAGACAGCAAAGATCTGCGCTGCTTATTATCTAAACGCCCCTGGTACAAAATACTTTCGGGATCTGGCAGCAAACATACTGTCAGACGATTCCTTCGTGCCAACAGAGAAGCAGTGGCGCGCTATGTGCACTAATAAGTATGCCAAGAAGGTACTGGAGACAACCCGAGCCCCGGCTCGCTATAGCCCAGGAACCTTTGTTGAGTTTAGGAAGGGCAACATGCCTCACTTCGCAAAAGCAGAGGGGTTACAAAACTGCGGCATTGTTCTTGAGACAGATGCGTACCCAGTCTCCAGTGCAGCGAAGGGTACAAAGATTTACAAGATATTGCTTGTTGGAGACAATAAACCACTTTACACAGAAGAAAGAAGAATAAAAAAATATAGAGGAAAAAAATGCAAACGTTTAAAGGAAAGATAGAAGTAGTCTGCGGGCCAATGTTTTCTGGAAAATCAGAAGAACTAATGCGAAGGTTACACAGAGCCACGATTGCTAAAAGAAAGTTTCAACTATTCAAACCAGCGATTGACAATAGATATAGCGATGACGAAGTTGTTTCTCACGCAGGACAGAAAATGAAATGTGTTCCTGTTGCAGAGGCAACAAGCATTTTAGATCTTGTTGAGGTGGACACTGAGATAGTTGGGATTGACGAGGCGCAATTCTTTAGCCCAAAGCTTTTAGAAGTTGCTTTATCGCTAGCACAACAAGGCAAGAGGGTTATTGCGGCTGGCCTTGATATGGATTCGGATGGAGTACCATTCGGCCCAATGGGCTCTCTTCTTGCAATTGCAGAAAAGGTCACCAAGTTGGTCGCAGTCTGTGAGGTGTGCGGAGAAGACGCTACACATACATTTAGGTTTTCTGACGAAAGGGGAACGGTGTTGGTTGGCGAACACGATCACTACATGGCTGCTTGTCGCAACCACTGGAGGGTGAAAGGCAATGAGTACTTATAAAAAGACGGCGATCATCATAACCGCCTTCACGCTCGGTTTTGTTTCAGGCACCTTCTCTTATCGGAACGCTCTTGATAGTTGCCTAAAGAATGTGTCTAATAAGTGCGGAGAGGTCATATCATACGCTGGTGTTCTAGAAGCACAAAACGCACACTTGAGAGACGGTGTTATGAAGCTTGAAGAGCACTTACTTGAGTGCGAAAGAAACCTTCCAATGGGTTGTATCCGAGGAGCCTACTACCCCGATGGGCAATGATAATCAGAGCCCAGTAAAGGTGGGCGATCTGGTTGAGTGGGTGGGTATGAACCCATGGTTGCCACGTAGTCATTTGCACTCTTCTAATAGAACTGAGGGAATTATAACAGAAATAACCATACTTAGTTATACTTCTGAAAGAATATGCAGAGTCTATTGGCTTGACATTCAGGCTTTTGGCGAATGCTATATGGAGGAGCTTAGGGTTGTAAGTGAAGGTAGGGGATCTCGTGACATATAAAGAAGCAGAGTTTGGGCTCGTAGGCATTATTGTGGAAGTTATGGACGCAGTTGGAGACGGCGATATCTTTTATGAATTGGCAAAGTCCTATCATTTTGCAAACAGAGCAGAGGATTACCCGGAAAAGGTAGAGCTTTGCAAAGTATATTGGCTTCAGGCTGATCGTGCTTACATGGAGTTTATGCACGACTTGGAGATAATAAGTGAAAGTCGGTGATCTCGTAGGATACAATTGGGAGCGTTGGAACTTCCCCCCCTCTAGGAGTATTGGTATTGTACTGGAGGTTGATGAGAAATATGGATTTGGAGTTGTTTGGTGGTATGATATAGGTCGAAGACAACAGATCGCCCTAGAACTTTTATCGACCTTGCCTCAAGTGGAGATTAAAGACAGTGAATAGATTTAAAAAAGGGGATCTTGTGAGATTTAAGAGGCTTCCCCGTCGCCCATGCCCACTAGACGATCTCTTGGGGATAGTAATGTCAAGCGGAGAAGAGAAGACTCGCTTATATGGAGACGGGTTCTCCATTGAAGATTACATAGATGTCCTGTGGTTTAAAGATATGAAGGTCCAAAGGTACCGTGGCCCAGGCGGCAGATTTGAAATTTTGAGTAAAGAGCTTGACAAATAAAATAAAGTTTGGTATATTGTTTATATGAGTTTGATAGTCTAAATGATTGGCAGCACCATAGTTACTTATAGGAGGATAGACTCATGGCAATTTCAGTTTATGACATGGTAGAGGGCAAATGGTATGTTGAAATGGCTGACGGCGAGTTACTTCCTTGTGAAAGCCAGCAGCAGGCAGAAAAGCTTGAAGACGCTCCTCAACAAGAGTTAGAGGAATACAGAGCATATCTCTCACAGAGAGGCTTGTTGCCTAGACTTCAGACCATTTATGAGACACAATAAGATATTTGGGTTCTCTCTCTAGTGACCTGGGTAAGTCATGGAAAACTGCCCTTCTTAACTTCTACACAAAGGAAACAATATGAGCGATGATGACACAAGAGATCGGACAAGGGACCTAAGCTGTTCCTTCTGCGGCAAGCTACAGTCAGAGGTTAAAAAATTAATAGCTGGTAGCTCTACATATATTTGCGATGAGTGTGTTGCTATATGCAATGACATTATGGAAGAGGACGGAATAGAGGAGAGCCTTGAACAACTAGAGCAATTACCGAAGCCGAAAGAGATTAAAGAATTGCTCGACGAATATATTATCGGCCAGACTGAAGCAAAGAAAGTTTTATCAGTTGCGGTCTACAACCACTACAAGAGGATCCAAATTAATGAGTCGGCCTCAAAGGCGCAAAGGAGAAAGAGCGCAGATGTCGAAGAGACTACTGAGATTGATAAATCAAACATACTGCTTCTTGGCCCCACTGGCTCGGGCAAGACGCTGCTTGCTAAGACATTGGCAAGACTTCTTCGAGTACCCTTCGCGATTGCTGACGCCACAAGCCTAACAGAGGCAGGCTACGTTGGCGAGGACGTAGAGAATATTCTCCTCAGTCTTGTTAAGAACGCAGACAATGATGTTGAGTTGGCTGCAAAGGGAATTGTTTATGTTGACGAGATTGATAAGCTGGCTCGTAAATCGGAAAACGCTTCTACTACACGAGACGTTTCGGGCGAAGGTGTACAGCAAGCATTGCTTAAGCTTATTGAAGGGACGATTGCAAAGATCCCTCCGAAAGGCGGAAGGAAGCATCCGAACCAAGAGTTCCTTGAGCTTGACACAAAAGACATTCTTTTCATTTGTGGAGGGGCTTTCGACGGGATCGAGAAGTTAATCGAAGAGAGGTTCACTCAGCGTTCTATTGGCTTTAGTTCGTCCCTTGCTGCTCGAAGAAAGGTCTTGGAGAACATCAAAGACAAGACAGAATATATGCTGGAGACGGAGCCTAATGACTTGGTGAAGTTCGGTTTGATCCCAGAGTTCATCGGTCGCGTACCCATCATTGCTGCATTGACAAAGTTGGATGAAACAGCCCTTCTTAAGATTTTGACTGAACCTAAAGACGCTATCATGAAACAATACAAAAGACTGTTTGAATATGAGGGCGTTGATATTCAGTTCACAGAGGAAGCTATGCGCTGTATCGCACAAGAGGCCATACAAAGAGGCACAGGGGCACGAGGCTTGCGAGCTATCCTTGAGAAGATTATGCTTAATACAATGTACGAAGTTCCTTCTTCGGAGGACGCAACATCGGTGATTATCGATGAAGAGTGTATTAAGAACAGAACAGCACCAATGATTATATATGGCGCAGACTCCTTCGTACAAGAGAAATAAAAAACTTTACAAACTAATAAAAAAATGATAAGGTGATTACATGAATTACTATATTATATTAGCCATAACTGTTGTTTTGCTTTGGGCACTCAGTTTTGCAATGTTTAAGCTGGGCCACAGCTTGGGCCGACTTGAGTCCACACTTGAGGGTCTAACCCAGAACATGGAAGAGTTCGCAGAGAGGCGTCGACAAAACCGACACCGACAGAACCATCGTGGTGAAAACAGAGGGGGTCACAATGACAGAGATTAGGCCAAGGTCCATCAAGTACGTTGAGTTGAGCGAGCTTTCTGAGAAAGAAAAGGTTGTTTACATTCTTGAGAAGTTTGCAGAGAGCGGAACACAGCTAGATTCTACAACTTCCAGAAAGGCAATCGCAGAGCAGATTATGAAGGCTTTGAAAGATAACTTCAATCCATATCTAGGAGTTTAAGTTGATTGAAACAATGGCAGCAACCGTTATCCTGCTTGGCATTTTCTGTGTCTTGATAATGCTCAGAGATAAATAATACTTGACAAAGATATTAATATTTGCTATTATGACAAGAGATTCTACAAAGGAGAAGAAAATGGGAGACATGACTTCCACACACCCTGATCGCCAGAAAGACAATCGCGAGATGCTAAAGATGGTCTCCGCGCTATTGGCTATGAACTTTGGTCCATTACTATTGATTTACTTGATTAACTAAGGTGAATAATAATGGACGATTTTAAAGATAAGTTAAAAAGCTATGATGAAGGTAGGCGCTTTGCCTTGGAGTGTGTGTTCCAAGACTTAGAACTACTTGTCGGATTCATGGATGTGACTGAGCTTAAAGAGTTGGAGGAGGGCTGTTACAATACACTGGTTGTTGTTACAGAAGTTCTGCGACAAAGAGTCGAGCAGTTGTCGAAGCTTAAAGACGTGCAAGGCAACCACGCTGACAATGTAATCAATGTAGATTTTAATTCAATCAAAAGGAGAGATCCATGAGCACTTCACCATACCTAGAAGCTGTTGCGCTACTTAGAGAAGTGGAAACAAAGCTCCGTCTTGTGGTCGAAAGCGGCGAAGTAGATAAAGAAAACCTAAACGCATATTTAGTGTCCTTGTCTCATCGAATCAATGCAGTTGACAACAGCAAGTCGCTGCCAAAGCACGCAGCTTATAAACAAACTTTTGAATAAAGTTCTTTACAAATCCTTAAATATTTGCTATAATGTTTGGCATATATTTAAGGAGGTATAGAAATGATCGAGACAAGAACAGACCTAGTTAAGCTGGCTCTCTTTGTAGGTACATTTTATTTTGCAATCGCAGTGTGGCTTAACATTTAACTTACTACATACTATAGAGGTTCCCGTGAAAAAGAAACGAAATCGAGTAAAAGCAGCACGCCGAAACTGGTTAGCAGTTCACGCTTTCCAGCGTTCAGGCCGAGGCAACCACGGGGATAAACGTAAAGAGAACTCCCGCCGAGCCTGCCGGGATTATAAGTGGAGGGACTGATGTCGAAAGAGGTTACTGACCTTGAACTACGCCAGTTTATTGAGGAAGAAATCTCATGGGCTCACCACTATGTTGAGGAGAGGGGATTAGAAAATCTGCTTGAGAAGCACTGGACAACCAGTGATCCTCGGTATATCTTAACAGACGACGAAAGATATGCTATTGTTAAGGCATGGCAAAAGATTACAAAGAAAAAGAATACTGCGAAGTGGCTCAAGGAAAAAGACTAGAGTGAAAGTAGCAGAACTTATACCGGGTCAGCTATATGGGATCGATCCCCATCCGCAGATCTGTGTTGTTGAGTGGCACTCGAATGAAATAACTATACAGAAAGTTGCAAGGCCAATAGTGTGGCCTGATCATGGATCAGATATAAAGGGCAGACCAGCTTTATACTTTGGGGTTGCAAAGAGGTCGGCACCAATCCCCGCCACAACTAAGAAGACATGGTATAAGTCACACGGGTTTTTAATATCAGGTCAGGTTTATTATGTTGGTGGAGAAAACATTAGGCATATCTGGCCTTGGGAAGTAATAACAGAAATGATAGACGAGAACACAGGAGATTGGATCAATGACAAAGACTCTAATTTTTGAAGACAACTATGAGAGAGTTAAGATTGAAGGAGTGGAATATCGAATCTTTGGTGACTACACGAAGGAGCAGATATTAAAGTGGGATAGGTTCAAGAGAAAGAAGAGGCTTCTTATTGTAGAGCAGGCGAAACCATTTCCGATAACAAAGACAGAGAGGTTCTTTTTACACCAAACAAGCGGTGGGACGTGGGGAATGTTCGCGATTGATAACGAGGGCAAACATAGAAAGTTTTTAAAGAAAGTGGAGTTTATATAATGAGTACAACATTTTGGGTAGTATGGGGAACACTTACTGCTATCTTGGTATACGCCAACATAAAGGGAAACGCAGAAAACAGAAAGAGGAGAAGCGATGCAAGATCTCGCACAGAAAATACATGACTATGAAACAGGCGAACTTTCAGTTGAGGAAGTTGTTGTTTTGTTTCAGCATTTATTAGACACGGGCTTGGTGTGGAAACTCCAAGGAAGTTATGGCCGCGTTACAGAAAATTTGTTAGAGGAAGGGTTGATTTCTTTACGAACATGATATGTAGAAGTAGGTAGGAGAGCCAATGTCACCGATGGATATGTTACTTGTAGGAATGTTGTGGATAGCAATTACCGCTTCTGTGATCTTTGTGGCTCTTTACATAGAAGAGAAGAAGAAATAAAAGAGTTTTAAATGCCTAGATTCCCAAAAGATAAAAGAGAAACATTGAGCCTTTGCTACCAAGTGCTAGCGGAGGATTTAGAAGTTCTTATGGAGTTCATCGAGACGACAGGAATGACAGAGACAGACAAGGACATATTTAATGATATCTCCCGTGTAGCCAGGGACGCAAGAAAGAAGTCAAAGAGACTTGCGCTACAGATTGTCGAAGAACGAGATAACATAATCAGTGTTGACTTTATAAAGAAAGAAGACTAAAAAAGTTCTTGACAAATAATATAAAGTCTTATATAATAGCCATAGTAACATTGGAGTATTGATGAGATATATCGGTAATAAGCAGAAGCTTTTGGGCTTCATAGAGACAGTCATGCGTGACCACGTTGGCACACTGGAGGACAAGACCTTGTGCGATTTGTTTTCTGGTACAACCAGCGTGGCTCGCCATTTTAAACAGAAGTGCAAGAAGGTTATCGCTAATGACTTAGAGGACTACAGCTATGTCCTGGCGAAGAACTATGTTGAGAACAACCAGCCCCTTCAGTGGAGACACCAAGAGTTGATCGATCAGCTTAACAGTCTGCCCGGAAAAGTGGGAATATTCACCAACAATCTCTCCCCGCACAATGGCTGCGAGAGAAGGTTCTTCACTGTAGAGAACGCGATGAAGATTGACGCTATGCGAACCGCTCTAGGAGATTGGAGAGCAGAGGGTCTAATCACTAGGTCGGAGTATTTTTTCTTGTTGGCCTCGTTGCTTGAGTCTGTTGATAAGTATGCGAACACGACTGGAGTTTATGGAGCGTTCCTTAAGGAGTTCAATGAAAGGTCCAAACAGACACTGGAGTTGAACCCAGCGATGTTTTATCTAGGCGCTCGCCCTGGTGAGGTCTACCAAGAAGACTCAAACATTCTATTGCCGAAGTTGTCTGGTGATATCCTTTATTTAGATCCGCCATACAATGCTAGACAATACTCTTCTAACTATCATATCTTGAACTACATTGCCAAGAACGAGATAGATATCAGGCTGAATAGAGAGGGTGCCCCAAGCAAAACAGGGTTGCCAACAGAGTATAATAAATCTCCATTCAGTACTCGTACGAAAGTTAAGGAAGCATTTGAGGATTTAATTTCCAAGGCCGACGGATTCGACTGGATATTCTTATCTTATAATGATGAAGGATTACTTTCACTTAACGATATAAAACGTGTGTTTGAAAAATACGGAAAATATTACTTGACAAATACAGAACACTTGAGGTATAATTCAGGTAGTGATAAAAACAATAAGCATCGTCGTAAGAAGACGGTCGAGTACATCCACATTTTAAAGAGGCATTAGTATGCAGAACAATCTTTGGATCCTAGGCGAAGAGGGCTTGCGCTCTGAACCGATTAAACATATCATTGAACACTTCGCAGAGCTTAAGAACACTAGCACATTGAGCAGTGGAATTACTTTCCGCGAACTTACAGAGGGCTCCAGCTTCACTGGGCTCTATAAGGTTGGCGGGATTAAGATCCCCGGTGTCGATAATATCTTTTATGAGATTGTGTCTGGCAGTGGCAGCTTTGTTGACTACATTGTTTTCAACCAAGAGTCTAGGCCAACACCAGAGGACGAACCGGATCTTCTTGTTGAAGACAACAAGTCACGACCTTCCGACGCAGGCAACATGCACAAGCAACGCCTTATTAAGTTTGTCAATGCAGAGTGGTACTACCCTTCTGTGTCAACACTTTACTTGAACGTTGTTCCAAACTACAAGCGAAAGAGCGGAGTCTCCCCAGCTTATGAAAGGTCTGCGCGACTGTTCAATACGTTGGGTGTGAAAGTTAAACTGGTGGACTTCAGCGGCGAGGACCGCACACCATCTTTCAATCCTTTTGGCAGTGTTGAAGAGATGTTGGAAGCGTTCCCGATTAAGGAGCGAAAGGGCACAGTGCCTACTGGCCTTACGAAGATCGGTAACAACGTTTACATTTCCACCAAACTTCTAAAAGGTGACAACGGACTGTCCGACCCAGGAGTGGGCTTTATTGGCGGTGCTTCTATGGCACTACGAATCTTAGGGCACACTGGCGACATCAAGGTTCTGAACCATAAACTATCTGATGAATGGTTTATGCGAGGCAGGAAGAGCAAGCTGGCTAAGATTTCTAGCACACTAGGAGTTGAGTTTGAGACTTCAGGCCGCGACTTTATTTCTTTAGTTTACACTGGGGAAGACAAGAGCTATTGGACTCGTAAAACAAACGGTGAGAAGCATGCTACCATTCTTCTTGATATTGTTATGCGTCGATGCCCTGAGTGTTCGGTGATCTATGATAACCACGCTGGTACAGAGCGCGGCTGGTTTGTGCTTCCTAGTGGGGAGCGCACTTCCGTCGCCAAGAATATTGGCGGTATCCCCGATCTAGTTGTGAAGAACGAGGAGACTAAGGAGATCCTAGTATTCGAGGGCGAAATGTATAAGAACGCCAAGAAAGGAGTCGTACAGTTCCAGACCTTCAAAGGGTTCAAGGCGCTGCTTCAAGAGCACTATCCAGAATATGATATTAAATTTCACTTAATTCTTAACGGCGGATGTGCTAAAATGGATAACACATATTTTCAACTTACCGAAGATGGGGATATGGTTTTTGACAGGAGTGCAGATGGATACGCAGTATAGTTTAAGAAAGGTAATAGAAGACTACGGCTTTAGTCGAGAGTTGAAGAAAGAAAGAAAGCTAGTTGGGGAAGCCGCCCCGTTCGTTCAATGGGTTGGAGGGAAGCGTCGACTGTTAGATCAGTACGCTCCCTTCCTCCCAGAACGATTTAATAACTACTGGGAGCCCTTCGTTGGAGGTGGCTCTCTGTTCTTTCACTTGGTTAATAAACACGGAGACACAAAAGAATATAACTTATTTGATAAGAACCAAGAGCTTGTAATCACGTACAACCAGATTAAAGAAAACTGGGAAGAAGTACAGACTCTGTTGAATGAGATGAACAAGAAACATTCAAAAGAGTTTTATTATATGGTTAGGAATATCGATAGAGAAAAGGTAACGGAAAGAAAGTATAAGAAGATCTTCACAATCACAGAAGACCTAGAGCCAGCAGAGGTAGCGGCACGCTTTCTGTATCTCAACATAACTTGCTTCAATGCTATGTTCCGCGTGAATCGAGACGGACTTATGAATATCCCAGTGGGAAGAACGCTGAAAAAGAATTTTGGTGAGAACGGGAACCTAGAGTTATGTTCTGAAGTGTTGCGATCAGCTACGGTTTCTAGTCGAGACTTCTCAGACGTGGAGGCGTTGGCACAACCCGGTGACTTAGTTTACTTCGATCCTCCTTATGACCCAATAAGTGAGACTTCCAGTTTCACAACGTACACCGAGGATGGGTTCAACTTCGAGGACCAAGTAAGGCTGCGCGACTTAGCTCAGAGGCTCAAAGATAAAGGCGTACATGTCTATCTGTCAAACTCAGGGACAGAGCGCATTAGAGAGCTTTATAAGGATTGGACGATCAAAGAGTTCTCTCTCAAGAGAACGCTGAATAGCAAAGCTGAGAAGCGAAAGGAAGCTGTTGAAGAGCTTCTTATATTTTAAATTAAGGATAAACAAAAGGAGATAAATTATGGGAGTTATGGAAAAGTATGGCGCGAGAGACTTCGCAAAGAACCTTTGGGACATAGCAAGGATTTATGCACAAACAAAGCTTGATCCAAGTTTCCAACGCTTAGGAGGAATATCTTTTGGATCAGGATGGGGCTTACCAAATGGTAGAGAATACATATCGTGTTTTCTTGAAGGAAGTGTAGGAAACATGATAATAGTTGTGAATGCAGAGCAGGCTCTTCACCACGCCGTTGCAACCCAGGATCAAGAGTCTGTGGAATATTTTAAGTCTATTTTAGATGAGGGATACAAATATCTGAGCATCGACGGTAACAATAGCGCAAGTTATTTATCAGCATTTTATAACGACCACGAAGATCTAAAACATGACTTCAACAACGATGGCAAAAAGATTTCTCTCAGTGAACTTGAAGAGGAGCAACGCAATGAAATAATGTATAATGAAAAAATACAACTTCGCGTTCTAGAAGACATCAGCGTTCACGAATGTTGCACATTGTTTAGGAGATGGAACACACAACAAGGTCTGAACGCTCAAGAATGGCGGCAAGCTCGCATAACTAAGTTGTCTGAACACATTAGAGAACAAGGGAAACTATGTGAAGAGTTGTTTTTAAATTTGAACGTTAAGAAAAAAACGAGCCTTCATAAAAGAGTTCATGAGGAAATGATAGCGACATTAGCATATAAGATTTGGAAAGAATATACAGGCTCTGTTACCAAGCCAAATCTGGATGGCATGTACGAAAATAAGGATAGTTTTGCTCTTAGAGAGCAAAGAACAATTGATCTTATATTAAAAAATGCGCGCACAATTGCAAAAGATGTTGGAACACTAAGTGAAAAAATATCAAAAGGAAAAATGCAAAACCTCTTCGATTTGATTCAAATTACTTGCCTGGAGGAAAGTTTAGAGATTAAAGATCACAAGGAGTTTTTCAAGTGGTTTCTTGAGAGAGATGCATATTTTGAAAATGAAGCTAAAAATGTCACCACTGAGGAAGCCGAAGAGAAGTCTTATGAGCACTGGACAAAGTTTTATGCAGACAAGAGAAACTACGAAAAAGTAAGGGCTGTTTTTGAAAAGGCACTGTCGAACGACTTAGAACAATTGATTAAACAGGGAGTCTTAAGCAAAAAAAGAGATCACAGAAACAGCTTCGACTTTAAAGATAAGAAAAGTCTTTTTGTTCTTCAGGGCGAAAAAACTCGCAAAAATGAGTACATAGACATACTGGAAATGTATCGTGGAAAGTATGAGGTAGATCATGTTCAGTCTGTCGCAAGTGGTGGATCGACAACGATTTCAAATGCAGAGCTTATGACAAGAAAAGAAAACAGGTCTAAAGGCGCGAAGAGCAACGAGCCAATCTTTCCTCACCAAGAGGCTGTTGTTGTGAAAGAGTAGAAAAGGAAAATCAAAAAACTTCTTGACAATAAATAATATATTTGCTATAGTGATATTATAACTTAATAGAGAGAGAAGAAATGAAGAAAGGTGACGTATTACTTAAGAAGTGGTGCTTTGGTATTTCATACAAGAAGCATGAAAACCGTGTTGAGATGGGAGGCAATGGCGCTCACGTAACTGTTAGCTTCCCGAAGTATCGCTCGATTGTTCTTCGGGTATTGTCCTGTAAGAAGAAAGGCAAAGACACCTTTGAAGTTGAGGCCGAACAGTTTGCCTCATTGACGGCAAAGCCCAAGAAGGTTAAGCGGGTCTTCAAGAAGACCAAGGAAGGCGCATACGCAATCGAAGGACAGAAGAAGGTCTACCATAAGCTGGACATTCCCTTCGAGGTTGATTCAGAGATGCCGCCCGTTGGTAGTCTGGTGACTCTTAATAAGCGCCATTGTCTGGTCGTATCAGTTGGTCGAAACGAGATGACTATCTTTGTTGACGGCAAGTATCAGACGACCAAGGTTAAGCCTGGTACGATTCGCTGGCGTCAAGATAATATTATTGCCAGCATGCCACAGGCAGCTTAAGGAGGATACTATGAAAGTCGGTGATTTAGTAAAACCCATATCCACGACCAAAGACCATTGGCGAGGTAAAGAAAAAGTGGGGATTGTAACCGAAATCTCGGCAGATTGGGCGGGTGATGGTACGAAACAAATATGGGTGCGTTGGTGCGGCCATTCTGATTGGAGTTTTGAATACTCAGATGGAGTGGAGGTCATCAGTGAAGCCCGGTGATTTAGTATATTATCAGTGTCAAGGGTTTAACTCTGGTTTCAGCCAGGGGGAGGATGGCTTGGCGACAGTGCTATCACTTTCCTACGCTCCGCATAATGGCAAGTCGTCGGACACGGCTAAAGTCTTTCTTCACAAGAGAGGGGAAATCTTTGATGCGTGGAGATTACAACTCGGCGACCCAGAGGACAAGACCGATGGATGTTGGTGATCTCGTTACATGGAAGGATTACTGGGGCGCAGGTGACGATAATGCGATAGGGATTATCTTGAGCGGGCCACGGGATGAGTGGGATCTCAGATACACGGTCTATTGGATATACAGCGACTATTGCTTGGGTCAGGCCGCTTGTCTCAAAAGATGCCTGGAGGTTATTAGTGAAGGTGGGTGATCTGGTTCAGTATTCGATGGAAGCCTACCCGGTAAAAAAAGCAGTGAGGCATCGTTGGGAGATCTACAAAGGTGACATTGGGATTGTTATGAACGTTTATTGGGAAGACCCTAACCGAACATTTAGTTCATCTCAAGTAGCAGAAGTGTTATTCTTTTCAACCGGCTATCTTAAAAAATCATACGTACACTATTTAAAACTTATAAGCGAAGCATAAGATGAAAGATAAGATACAAGAAAAAATATGTCAAGCAGCTTATGGAAGTGTTTTTGGTGGCATGATTATTATTGGCCTTGCTTCCCTGGCTAAAGAGAAGGCAGTGGAAAAGATAAAGAAATCATTGACTTTAGTAAAATCAAAAAGTTCTTGACAAATAAATATAGATCTGATATTATAGACTACATATTCTTTTTAAGGAGAAGAAAGATGAAAGTAGGAGACATAGTTAAATGTCTACTGTTCGAGAAGAAGGGAGTTATAACAGGGGTCGTAGACCTTTCGACAACGGCAAGCTTTATGCACGTCGCCCAGTTGCGTTGGAGCGATGGAAAGCAAGAGGCTGTCAATGTCACGGCGTACCCACACAGGCTTAAGATTCTGTCAGAAGAAGAAGCACAGAAACAGTCCTTTGGTTCTGACTTGGCAGACATATAAAAAATGAAAGTCGGTGACTTGGTTGTGTATGCTTGGAACGCAAAAGAGCGCCCAGAGGAAGTGCAGGTTGCAATCGTGCTGGACACGGACCCTTCGCTCAAGTGGCCCGGTACTGACGAAGAATATATTCAGATACAGCTACAGTGTAGCCCCCAGGCGAAGCTAGTTGTCCCCAGGTTCAAACTGAATCTAGTATCAGAACATGACGGAGAAGAGTAAATGGTTGAGTGGATGTCCATAGACGCATGTCAGGCTTCAAGAATATTGTTAGTATCAACGGCATTCTGTTCTTTTTTCTTTGGTACTATTTGTGGTGCTTTCCTAATCAGAAGACAGTTCGACAAGCAAATAAAAAAAGTTCTTGACAACGAATAAAATATTTGTTATAGTGTAAACATAACTTAATAAGAGAGAGAAGAAATGGCATGGAATGGAACAGTTACTTGTGGCTACTGTTATCGTACTGGGCATAATCGACGAAGTTGCCCAGAGATCAAGAGAATCGTAACAGAGGGTCGAGAAAAAAAGCCCGAAGAAAGAGGCTACTTGGAAAAGTCTTTGATCCGTGAAGCGGAGATGCGAAAAGTTACTACACGGGTTCGCAAGTGTTCCTATTGTGACCGCCCAGGCCACAACCGTCGCAGTTGCCCAACCCTTAAGGCTCACAAGGGCTATGTAATGAAGCAAGAGGTTGCTTTTCGCACAGCCATGTTGGCACACATTCGAGCACTCGGTCTTGCCGTTGGTGGCCTCGTTCTGAATGACTCTCGAAACCAAAAACGCGGGCCTTCTGATTTGACTCACGGTCGCCCCGGGCAACCTCCAATGTTTATTGAGGAGATTATGTGGGAACACTTGTCTATTACCACGGCACACGATTCTATTCCATACTTTTTGAAAGTCAAAAGTCTGAGAAAGTTTGACCAGCCTACAGGCAGGGCCATAGATCAGCTTTATAAAACGATTAATGCGCCGCTGGAAGACTGGGATATTGTGGAAGATGGCTGGAAGCGCGATGAAGAATCGGAGGGCAACAGATGGCACGAATATAGACATGCCTGTGTCGTGATCTCTCATGCCCCACAGTTCGCAAAGCCACCAGAGGGCTGGCTTTCTTGTGATATTCAAGTAAATAAGCACTTTGAAGAACGCGAGGCTTGGATGTGGCCCAGCAATGAAGATATGGCAGAAAAAACACACCGCCCATATTATTCTTGTGATTGGTGGAAAGTTGATGCTGAACGTCCTTCGACATATGTCAACGAAAACAAAGAGGTATAAAAACTTCTTGACAAATAAATAAATATTTGTTATAGTATAAGCATAATAATCGTTAAAGAGAGAACTAAACAATCTATTTACTATAAAGGAGCCTGATTATGGCTGTAGATTTCAAAACATTCCTTCACGTTGCCCCACACGTTACCGCTATCAAGAAGCCTATTCTTATCCGTGGTCGTCATGGCGTGGGCAAGTCCGAAGTTGTATATCAGTTCGCTGACAATCTTGGGTACCCTGTTGTGGAGCGCCGCGCTTCGCAGATGACAGAGGGTGACTTGGTTGGTCTTCCGAAGACAGACGGCGACGTTACTTCTTTCTGTCCACCAGACTGGTTTCAGACTGCGTGTGATAGCCCAGTGGTTCTTTTCCTCGATGAGGTAGACCGGGCAACAATCGAAGTTCGCCAAGGTATCTTCGAGCTTACGGATAGCCGCAAGCTGAATGGTCATCGCCTTCACCCTGACACTCTTATTTTCGCCGCTATCAACGGCGGGGAACACGGAGCCCAATATCAGGTTGGGGAGATGGACCCTGCGGAGCTTGACCGCTGGACTGTGTTTGACGTTGAGCCTTCCGTTGAAGACTGGCTTAACTGGGCACAAGACCGCGTACACAAAATGGTTTGGGACTTCGTGAACCAGAACCGCGTCCACCTTGAGCACAAAGATGAGTTCGAGCCTAACAAGGTTTATCCTTCTCGACGTTCGTGGGACCGCTTTAATGAGTGTGTAACCAACACGAAGTTGCTTGATGCCGGTGCAAGTCCTGAAGTATTTAATCTTGCTTCTGCTTTCCTTGGCTTCGAAGCTGCGGTAGCGTTCAATGATTTCGTTCTGAACTATGATCGACAGGTCACTATCAACGACGTGCTTGTCGACGGCAAGTTGGAGCTTGTTGAAGATTGGGGTATCAACGACCATACTGCGTTTGTTGATAAGCTGGAGGGCTCTAAGGTCTTCGCGGAAGCCCTTGAAGATGAGAAGGTTCAGAACCTTGCTAACTATTTCTTTCAGCTTCCTTCCGAGGTCGCGATGAAGTTGTGGACAGTGCTCGGATCTTCCGAGAATGATATTAACAACACTATCAAGCTGCACCAGGCGAAGGTTGATGGCGTGCCGGTATCGCAGCGCATGGTAGACATGCTCCAGGCGGATGAGGGAAAGAAGGAGGAATAGGGAAAGAAAACCCGTCGCGAAAAAATTTCCTTTTTCCCCCTTGACAAATATAAAAATATAGTGTATAACTATAGTATAAAATATATTTAAAGGCAGAGATATGTCAGATAAAGAAGAGACTAAAGAAGAAACAGTGGAGCAGCCGAAACCGGAATACACTCCACTACCGGAGTTTGACTTAAACATTCATGTAGCGCGACTACTCATGAACGAGCCTTTCTTCGCCGCTCTATCAAGAAGAGTTGATAAGCACGCAACAGAGAGAATCCCCACTGCCGGAGTGTTGGTCAATCCGAACACAGGCCAGTTTGAAATGAAATACAACCCTCGCTTCTTTGTGACCCTTACAGATGCACAGAAGCGAGACATTATCAAGCATGAACTTTACCACATTATCTTCGAGCACCTAACGGATCGTCGCCCCGAAGGGGAGAATAATCGAGCTTGGAACTTCGCAACGGACCTAGCTATCAACAGTCACTTACGGGATCTTCCAGAGGGCTGTCTACGCCCCGGTCACGATATGTTCAAGGACTACCCTTCCGGCATGACTGCCGAATGGTATCTCGATAAACTGAAGAAAGACCCGCCCGAAGGCTACGACAATCAAGGCGAGAACCAAGACGGCCAAGGAGGCGGCGAAGGCCAAGGCCAAGGTGGAGAAGGGCAAGGCAGCAACATGGGAGACAACGGGCAGTTCGACTCCCACGAGGGCTGGGATCAGGTTGATTCCACTACACGGGAGATCGCTAAAGAGCGCCTCAAAGAAGCAGTTCGTAAAGCTGCGGAGGAAGCTTCCCGATCAAACTCCTGGGGTTCTGTTCCCCAATCTATTCGCAAGGACATTATGAAGCGCATTCAGGGCTTCGTTGACTGGAAGAAGGTATTGCGCTATTTCGTGAAGACTTCCCAGAAAGCTGCAAAGTCCTCGACAATCAAGCGAATCAATCGGCGCTACCCATACGTGCATCCTGGCCGCAAGACAAATCGTCAAGCCAGTATTGCGATTTCCATTGACCAGTCTGGGTCCGTCTCAGATTCGATGCTCGAAGCCTTTTTTGCAGAGCTTAATAAACTTTCTGATCTCGCCACTTTCACAGTTATTCCATTTGATACAACTGTTGCAGAAGACATGGTTTATACATGGAGGAAAGGCGAGAAGAGAAAGTGGGAACGAGTCCGCTCCGGTGGAACAGACTTTAACCCGCCGACCGAGTATGTGAATAGTCGAAGCTTCGATGGTCATATTGTGCTAACAGACTTGTGTGCTCCTAAGCCCAAGCCTAGCAAATGCCAGCGTATGTGGATGACCACAGAATATTATGCCTCTAACCCATACTTCCAAACCAATGAGCGAGTAATCGCCATTACGGAGAAGGGTTGAGATTAACCAAAAGGATATAACCTATTATGAATATTAAGTTTTTTATTGATGTGCCTGTTAACTCAGGCACTGAGAAGTTGAACCAGGGAGACGTCCAGGCGATCACAGATGACTTTGTTCGCCTTGTCGAAGCATGGTTCGCCAACTATAACAACGTTAGCGGCCAACATGCATTCGACACTCCCCGTGTGAGTCGCTCTATATGCGACCTACCGAGCTTTTCACAACAGGAGCTTAAGTTAGAGTTCGAGGATTAAAATGACACCATCTGATTATATGTTCTTTTCTATCATTGGAATAGTCGCTATATGCTATGGACTGCTCTTTTGGGCAGACCACACGGACAGCAAGAACAACAAAGATAAATAAATGTAACACTGATTAAGAGCGCCGCCTATTTAGTGTGTGAGGACACACAACAATGAAAGTAGGCGACTTAGTTCTTGATTGGTACTATTCGGGGTTCGGTTTAGTCATAGACATATTGCAAGAAAGGGAGGACAGCCCCAAGCTTGTGAAGGTTTATTTCTCTAACAATGGCACCACTGAGTGGAGGTATGAAGAAGAGCTAGTTGTTGTTGGTCGAAAGAAAAAAGATGAAGAATAAAAAAGTTCTTGACAAGAGATTAAATATTTGATATATTATTTATAGAAACTTAATAGAGAGACAAAAATGATCGATCAGGTTGAACCTTTTCCGGTAGTTATTAAGAACGAAGACGGAACATGTCTTGTATCCCTTCCAGACGGCGTGCAACTTATGGTAGCTTCCATTGATGGAGCGCACAAGGTGGTGGAGTACTACATGACAGCTTTCGAGCGTGAGAGCGCGTCTAAGCGCCGAATCGGGTTTGTATAATGAAAGTCGGTGATTTAATCTTATATACCCCGAAACATGATTACTACGGGGAAGGAGAGGCTCAGGTTGGTATCGTATTGAAGCTGACCCCTAGTGGCAAGAAAGCCTCTGTGCTTTGGTCGAACGAGACAGTGGGGCTCTTCTTTTCTGTTGGCGACTTAGAGCGTTATCCTGGCGAGTTTACACTGTTAGAACAGGGAGAAGAAAATGAAAGTCGGTGATTTAGTATATTATGTTGAGCTTGGCCGAACGTACGATCCAAAGTTACACCATATTTTTATAATCACTTCCCGGCCTGAATATGCCGAACCCCGCTCCGACGTCGAGCGGCACAACCCCCTGCGTTATAAATGCACCTTGGTGACTCTGCAAGAAGCCCACAACGACGGGGATGGCACGCAATGGAGAGAACATACAAGCGATATCAGGGACTTAGCAGTTTTATCAAAAAGTCCTTGACAATCGATAAAATATTTGTTATAGTGGTATTATATTTAACTGAGAGAGAGAAATGAAAATCGGTGATTTAGTAAAATCCTGCGATCCTAGAGAGAAGGGCACAGGATTTGTAAGCAAGATCGAATCTGATCGGATCGGCTTTGATGGTTTGAAAAGAGAGGTTCAGGTATTTTGGCTTAAAGAGAACACCCTGTCTTGGGCAATGCGTATGTCTGTTGAGGTAGTAAAATGAAAGTAGGCGATTTAGTGAAGTTCAGTGAAGAGTTCTACCCCGAGTGGAAAGGAAAGATAGGATTGCTTGTAGAAAAGAAAGCGGCTAGTGGTCCAGACCGCGATCCTATGTGGCAAGTTATGGTGGATGGCACCATTCACTCCTTTTATGTTCCTTCTGAGGACTTGGAAGTTATTGGTTACGACGAGAACAAAATGATCGGAGGAAAACTATAATGAAAATCTTCTTAGCAAAATATGAGCACAAACACGGCACAGACGAGCGAGCCTTTGCGACCCGCAAGGGCGCACAGTGGCAACTTGAAAAATGGGCTGAAGAATACGTTGACGACTGGGGCGCATGGTCATCCACTCCTGATAACATGCCCGCCTCTAGCCTTGTTAGTCAGTGGACCGACATTACAGGCGGCAACGAGTTTCTTTATATTGCGGAGCTTCCTTTGCTTGACATTGAAGAAAAGGAACAAGCGCCTTCGTATTGTCCAACAAAAATAATACTTGACAACTAATAAAATATTTGTTATAGTAGTAATATATTATTTAATCGGAGAGATAAAGAATGACAAACCTTCACACAGTAATGTTATGGCAAGAAGCGGTTAGAGAGTTCGAAGCATATATTCTCCCTTCCATTCGACATACGGAGAAGCAGAACAACGGCGGCAAGTCATGGGTCGATGGCCCAATGCGCCGCGAAGCATGGAATAACTTTACAGACGCCCTCTGCAAGGAAGGCAAGATTTCAGATTGGCAGTATGAGAACTGGTCACAGCCTGCGAGTTGTGAGAGGGAGCCGAAGTGGTAAAAATGAATAAAGAAGTAACCGAAAAAGTATTAGAAGCTGTCACGGATAGGCACAAGGGATTGTCTGATGCGATTCTCTGCGTGACCGTTTTCGATGTTCGACGCATTATAGAAGACGCAATCGACGAGACAAAGCGCGAGATCGCAAAACGAGTTACTGAGTCACGCGAAGGGATGATCGAGTTGCTTGTTGAACAGGGTTTCTTAGACGATGACGTTGACGTAGAGGAACTGGTTTTTGAATCTTTGGAGGCTTTATAGAATGTGGATGGATATCCTAGTGTTCAGCGGAGCGTTCGTAGCGTGTCTAAGTTGTTGTTATCTTTGGGAAATCTTAGTTGATTCGAGATCAAGAAAATAAATAAAAAAGTGCTTGACTTTTAAATAAAAGTATGAGACAATAGTAATATAATAATCAAGAAGAGAGAGAAATGAGCAAAGAGTTTAAGAACGAAGAGACAGTTCAGATTTGGGATTACATGACCCAAGGCAAAAACGACGCCCTGCCCGGACATTCTACAATCGGTATTATTATCCGCAAGTCACGCCCTGAAGATACGCATCTTAACGGTTATCCATTAGGTGAGTCTTCGAAAGATTGCTACTTTGTCGCCGTACCGGGACAGGCTAAAGCGGCCTATCATTATCACAAAGAGTGGCTCCGCAAAGTATAAAATCCGGCGAGAGAAAATAATAAATAAAATAAAAAAAGTGCTTGACAGCACGTTAAAAATGTGAGATAATAAGTTATAAACTTATTGAGAGAGAGATAAGACATGGAAGCGACAGTTACAAAGCAATGTGAATGGTGTGATAAGCAATATAAAAAAGGTGCTAACGACCATCCGAACTTCCACGATTTAGGTATTTGTTCTACTATCTCAGAACTAGATGAGATTGTGGAAGAGTTAGAGAAGGATTTAGAAGAACAAGTACGGTTAGCTAAAGTTACTCTTGATATATAATCAGATTAATCCCGAGACTAAGAGAGAAAAAATAAAATGCTGAAAGAGAAAGACCTTAATAAACTAAAGTTGTATGACGCCCTCTTAAATGGGCTCTGCAATACACAAGATAAGAGTTATGATCCAATGTATTTTATTGAGCCAGGATCACAAGTGCTATGGACTGTAGTTAAGAA